TGGCATAATATCATTCGAATGTCACTCAAACGAAATATTCAGAATACGTCTTCGATCACATACTGACATTCATTCTGAAACGGACGTGGATGTCCTTAAACTTATAAAGCGAATTTATAAAAGAACTAATGTAATGCTTAGTGGTCCAGTGGACCATGATCTTCACGAAACACTCACTACGTAAACTTCGTTCACTTCTCGTTCGATCAGCTAGTAAAGCAAAACAATTATTCATACTGCATTGGACTTAGAATACTTAACGGTAAAGTCAGAGAAAGGGTAACGAAGCAAAATCTAAATAAAATTAGAAAATGCTTCGATACCCTTTCTCGTCACGACTTAACAGCGTCGCCAGAGTCTGAACAGACTATTAATTGAAGTATTGGATTGCTTATGTCAACTTCACGCATATTACAGCGGCCTGGATGGGGGATAAGAAGCTCAGCTTCATACGTCCTCGCGGTATTAGTAGTTCCTATCAGACAGTCACTACACCGTTTGCGGGGCATACCTTTCTTTTACTTACCCGCAACAAATTTTTAATTCACTCCACTTACATTAGATTGCAAGGTGTCAGCCACTTTCATGGGTCCGATCTAGTTCTTTGGAGTTCGCCTATGCACATCCATAGGACCTGGCTGTTGCTCTCCTCTCCGAAAGACACGCCGGCGAAATTCTAACTTGGCTCGCTAACCTTAACTGTGATTCGAAACTATTATTGTGCTTTTGAAAATGATTTGGGTTTGTGTTTATGTGATTTTTATGTGTAACCTATACGCTTTGATCTTGTACGTTCACGGGGCGCGTCGGTCCCGCTATCTGTTTTTGCTTTAGTTTTACTGAACAGTGTTTAGCTGTTACTGTATTTTATGCCTATCGTCTAAACAAGGCTAATAATCTTGATATAAACGATTCGGTTATAATCGTGGGTGTAGAAGCCGGCTGGATTTGTGCAATTTCCACCGGTTGTTCAACTATTAAAAAGAGTTTTGTGGGTCCGTAACGAAGTCGCGCATTTCTGTAATACGACGCATCCAGCCGTTTCTGTATCTTCCTTGGGAAGGATTATTGTCAATGATGCTTTGATAAAATGCTTCGCGTTGGTCGCAAATTGCATTGCATATAACAATCTCACTTTGGCGCGTGACAGCACCGATAGTCATTGGGCCGATTACTCCGTCGACTCCGACACCAGCAGCACGTTGCAGGAACTTGTTTGCACGTCCGACACCATGATTCACGCAACCATCGAAATGGAGAACAGCTACACGCGCTGGTAACTTGTCGCACGAACCATTTAGCCAATATCTACGATAGTAAACGTCTTTTGCTTGTGCCCAAGTGAGTGCGGCAATATTTAGGTCTTTATTGGCGTTTTTAGCAACACCAAACTTAGTCTCGCCACCGTTATCGACTGGATCATCAACGTAGCCAACTGCTCTGCGTTGATCCTTTGTTCCTATCAGCCCCGCTTCTACTTCTGTCGTAAGTTTCCAGCCGCCGCCAACTTCGTATAACATGGCGTGATTAACCGCTTCGTCAAATGCTTTTGTGTACATAGTATTCTCCTTTCGTTTTACGTATTTATCAAGCCGACGGCTTGATAAATACGACATAAAAGGTATTATAGAAAAATATGGTAACTAAAGTAAATGGAAAATCTAAAGGTAACACCTTTGAACGAAAAATAGCAAATTTGTTGTCTGACAGATTTAAGGCACACTTAGGCATAGAAAAGGGATTTAGACGAAATCCGGATAGTGGCAGTTTTTTCGGCGGCACAAATCATACAAGGACCGAAATATATGATTCTGATTTTGCTATTTTCGGTGATCTAATATGCCCGAAAACATTCCAATTCTCAATAGAATGCAAACATTATAAGTCATCCCCTACATTTAATGCTGTATTAAATAATGACGTAAAAGAATGGGATTTATGGATATCACAAGCAGAACAAGATAGCATTAAATCACTAAAGAAAATGATGTTAATTGTTAAATATAATAACGTAGCTGAATTTGTAATTACTAAAGACACGCTGCCAGCAATAAGGTTGTGTTTTGAGTATAAAGGAACGTATGTGTATAAGCTTGCTGATGTGTTAACGCTGGATATACCAGTGTTCTTTTAAAGATTGCGTGGACACAAGATGTGAAAATCCTCGACGCTTGGATCCAACAGCAGAAGGACGTCGAAGATGAAGGAGATTTGAACTTGATTCTTATTAAGGTAGGAAGGATAAATGGGTTGTCTATCCTGCAGAATTGACCTTTATTGTCAACCGATCACTTGTGTATAAAGGTTGGGTATTTACAAGCTGGGATGACTTTTGGTCTAAAGATGTTAACATTGAGTTAGTTAAGAAATATTCGACTACTTGCGTGACTTGTTCCATAACGGTATAGCACCCATCATGCAAGCAAAATGATCCAAGTATTGCATTTCTTGGTCCTTCTGTGTAGAACCTACTGTGTCTTGAGCAAATCCGCCAATCATTGCAGAAGCTTGTACAATGTCACATTTTTTAGCATATATAGAAATATTGTGTCTTGCCAATAAATATTCGTCTGCTTGATCCCTGATATTGGAATCAGTTCCATCACCAGTTGTGTATCTACCCAACCTACTCCTGGATCCCGGTATTGGTTGTGTATATTCTATAGATCTTCTTATACCTAATGGATTTGCAGTTTCGCCTATTTTAAATACTACATCATCGACTGTTATTATGTAAACCCAACTTCTGTGTGTGTCATACATCATTGATTCATTTATATCTTCATATGTCCATTTATATATGCTTGATGTATTTTTAATTCTGCATATTTTTTTAAACCCATCCGGAGCATATATAGAAATATTTAACCCCCATAACTGCTTCTTAGGCATGATTACATTATTCTGAAAATTTAGCATATTACTTTAATCCTTTGTGTTTGTTGATGTTCTATTGTATCTGAAGCATCAACCGAAAAACAAGAGCATCAAACAGTGGAGTCCGAGCTTTCTATTGATGTAAATCCACCTTCTTTTATTACTTTTATAATACTCGGTATCCTTGGAATAAATTCCTCTCGATGTGATATTAAGAAAATATTTCTATCTTGACCTCTAGACATATCTTTTAGAATTTTTAACACCGATTCTGTTCCAGATGTATCCAATCCGTTATCCACAAGTTCATCGATAAAGAGTAAATTAATCTTTTCATTCATGGATTCGAAAACATCCCGAAATGACCACGATAATGACAGAATAAGTCTAGTTCTTTCGCCGCGACTCAAGTTATCGAAGTCGAATTCTTTTCCATACATTTCTATCTCGACTTCTAAGTCAGATTTGAATTTCACAGAATGCGGCAATCCTATGTCTGCCAAATAGTGCGCTAACCTGTGATTTAAGAATGCAAGATTTTGATCAATGATTTTTTTCCTGATAAAACTATCCTTATTAGTTAACAACTTCATCAAAAATTCTTGATGGTCTCTTAACTTAACTAATGTATTCATTTTATCGAATACAATTTCTTGCAAGCCGTCCTTTTTAAGGGACTCGATTTGGTCCAGATACGGATTTGTAGATTCTAATTCTGCAGATAAGCTATTTCCAAGAGTATCTAATGTAGTCTTGTGGTTGTAGGCTTTATCTAAATTCGGATAGAATGTTTCTGGAAGTTTTGGAATCAATGAGGAAACAGTAGAGGCAAGGGATTTTACCTCTCCGAGCTTTACTGACTTCTCTTGCAATCTGTCGTTTGCTTCTTTTTGCTGAGCAATATATTCGTTATGGACCTTATTATGTGTCTCTTTATCCATCTCTTGGTCGCATGTGGGGCATATTTTCTCCGTCGAACTTGCCAAGATTTTATTTAACTTTGTTACAGACTTAGTGGTGTCATTTACATCCTTTTCCAGACTAGACAATTCTCTCGTGAGGGAACGATATTCAGTAGTTATGTCTTCGACTTCCTTTTTAGAATTGTGCAAACTAATCTCTGCATCAATGTCTACTCCGAGCATCTCCATAACAGAGGTCTGCAAAGTACGAATTCTGTCTTCTTTAGATTTATCCCATGTCTTCGATTTGATTTCAAATGTAGATATATTCGACTCGATCCTTGCGTTTGCTGACGCAGTCGCGGAAATCCTGAACTCTTCTTCTTTAATCTCATCTCTTGTCACCTTTGCTTCTTCTTTTAGCTTGTCGGCTTTTTCGGAAAGCTTAGTTATACCCAAAAGTTGTTCGATGATTTCTCGTTGTTCGTTTGTCCGTAATGCAAGAAAAGGTTCTACATAAGTATTCAGTGCAAGAATGTGCTTAAACATAGTGTGTGAAACACCGATAATGCGCTCAATCTCTACTTGAGTATGTCGACCTTCGCCCTGTGATTCATCTTCCCCTGTGTCTTTCTCGACACCGTCCTTAATGAACTTAAAAATGCCCGGCTTTCTGCCTCTTTCTATTTTATAGTTTACACCATTGATTTCAAAAAGCAACGTAACCAACATATTTTTCATGTTAGTTTTATTAATAAGATTATCTTTTTTAATGTTTGTCAATGCGGAACCATATAATGCATAGCTGAGAGCATTCACAATTGAAGATTTTCCAACACCATTCCTATTATCATTTCCACCCAAATCTAAGTTCTCACCTAACACTAATACTAAATCATTACTGGTGAAGTTTATAGACTGAGTAACATTACCGATACTCATGAAGTTTTTGATGGTTAATCCGTGCAGTTTCAACATCTATTATAATCCATTATAAATTTCTATCAACTTTTTGGGATCAAAACTCGATCCTTCGTCAATGTTTGTTAATTCCCCAATCACGATCTGATCAACTGTTTTAACAGTTATGTCGCCCTTATATTCTTTCGATAATTCGTCAGTCTGATTCCTGACAAGTTTGAATTCTCTTACTTCGTATTGTGTTAGGAATGTTTCTCTTAGGAACGATGCTTCCTCGAATGTTATATCGAGGTCGAGTGTAACTTGCAAATATGTTTTCGGCTTTAGGTAAATTTCCGGATTCTCTAACAGTGCAGCTAAGTTTATGCTTATGAATCTCGGCCCATTTGTGTAGTCTAGAAACACCGGTTCTTTATCCCATTCGATATATGCGCCACCGCGTTCAAAGTCCCATACATCTGAATAATTGTGCCCAAACGGGTTGCCGATGTAACTAATCTTTCCCTTAGTTTGTCTCTTATGGAAGTGACCAGAGAATACGTAATCTTGATGCTCGAAGTGTGTCGAGTTTAATGCGCCATTATCCGGCATATCTATCATAGCATTCATTTTGAATCCAGGCAACTCTAAGTGTCCAAATAGGTATTTCGATTTAATGTTTTTAACAGTCTCCCATTCATCCTCAACAAGCCACGGAATAAACGCAACATCATTCAATACTAAGGGTTCGTCAACTAAAACAATATTTGGGAATAGTGTGGCAAATTTAGTAGTCGTTATAGATCTATTTTCTCGATAAAACAAGTCATGATTGCCGACTAAAAAATAAGTTTTTAAAAAATTATCATTAAGTATTCTCATGCCCTTGATCATAAAATCTTGGGTATGAGCATTTACACTATTTCTGTGATGATGATAATCACCCATAAAGATACAAGTCTCTGCACCTCTCTCCTTTGCAGACAGAACTAACCATTCGATAAATTCTATAACGTCTTGGTTGTGCTGGGCTGAATTATGTCGCAACCCAAAGTGACAATCAGTGAAAACTACTGTCTTATTAAATAGATTCATTTTTAGCTGCCTCTTGAGCTTCTTCTCTTAGGTGTCTAATTTCACCCTCAATAGCAAGTTGTCTCGAGAAGCTAGGACTTGCGCCGCTATCGATTAACAAGTCATCTCGCAAGTCTTGATTTTTCTTTTCTAAGTTTAGTACACGAGTGAAACTGTTTTGTAACGATTGAGTGTAATATGAGAATGGATTATCCGATTTGTATTCGTCAAACTGCAGGCCCATCTGTGCTAATTGCAACAATGCTTGGCCCTTCATTTCGTCTAAATATGTGTTTCCGGTTAAATAGACTGTGTCATTTCTCCTTGCAACAAAACATCCATATTCTGTCTCTGGACACCAAACTCGGCCATTGTAATCTTCGGTGGGGATATTTTGGTGACTTAATTTACCATTTCCGAGCTGAGTTAACCCATCTCTGCCATTATTAAATCCGCCATTGAAATTTATACAAGATGCATTTGTTTTATTTTTCTTTTTAGAAAAAATATTTAGTGTATAATAATTAGTCAATTTACCAAATGACAATTTATTATCTATGAAATGGGAATGACTTCTTAATCCTAACATTGCACATAATGCCTGGACATTATCGATGTGTGTTTTATTTTTTTGTGTATATCTCAAATGTTGTTTATTATCGCCAGTTCTCCAGCCGTCACCGTCTATAAGTGTATTGAGGAAAATATGTCGCTGACGTTCAGATAAATTCATAATAACATCCGTGAATTCATTTTTATTTGGTATAATTGCAAATAACTCTTTAGAATTTGTTCTACTGATGTTAAATACTATGTTATTACCTTTATGTATTTTTTCACTATATTTGTAATTTAACGAAATAATACAATTTCGTATACGATCAGCGCCCAGACCTTCATTTTGATAAATTCCTATGGATCTAAGTTTTCCTTCTTTGTCGAATTGATAGCATCCTTCTGTTATAACCCAGGCCATTAATTCTACTATATCGTCGTTATAAATTTCTAATTTATCATTAACTGCATCAGCAAGCATTAAAATTTTATCCGACCGCTTTAATAATTCAACAGGAACTAACCCATTTTCTGTTACAATTTTATGATATGGTGTAATCAGAGAATCCATACCTTGCTGAGTCAATTTATGCATTTTTCCACTATAGTCGCCGCGATACAGAGATTTCACAGAAGACCATGCTAAATTATTTCCGTTGTATGACAAAATTATATCATTTTCGTCGATATCATCTATCCCTAGCCAACCTCTTTTAGTTAACGCCTCTGTTTCTGCATCTACACAATACCCACGCCAGTTACCGCGCTGAGCATATTTATTAACCATTAAGATAAACATCTTTGCCAATGTTTTCGTAATTGAGCCGTGTTCCAAACTAAATTTACCATTTTTCGTATGGGATTTGCCAACCTCTACGGCTTCATTGTCTACAATAATGTAATGCTTGAAGGGGTGGAAGTTTAATTTAATGTGGCTGTCTGCAACACTCTTTGGATTCTTCTTCCTACCCGGAGCCAACGGAATATGGTCAAATGTAAGAACCCTAAAAACTAAATCGTCTACTGAAAGAGTGTCTGGTTTAATCTTAAATTCCGATAACTTAGGTTTGTCTGCTTTCGTCAGCATTACAGTGTTAGCCATTGCATGTTCGTACCCTCTCGCAGCAATCCTTGCTGCTTTAGCAATCTTACCTTTTTCCTGCACATCTACATCAAAGATTTCTGCAACTGATTCGATGATTACATCATAATCAGTGTACTTGTCGTCGATATATTCGGAAAAGGATGTTTTGCTTAGGTGAATTTGTTTCAGCATGTCCTTATTGTTAAGATAGTTTATTTTCTTAACAGGAAACAACGACACTACTTTCGGTGCCTCTGTGTCTTCTGTTTCATCATCTACTTCGTCATTCATATTTTCGTTCATTAAACTTTTCTCCAATTAAGGTTTTCACTATTATAGCAGGCATTCGACAGAAAGTCAAACCCCAGTATAAAAGTACGTGTTAATCTCCAAGATAAATAAGCAAGATAGGAGAACATAATGCCACAACAAGACCAACGAGCAAGATTACAGCCGAAGAATATTAACAGGGCGCAAAGTATTCTGGGTGCTCGCTCGGAAGAAAATCTATTGTTTCCATTGTATTCTACAGGTGGTGTCCTGTTTCCATATACTCCTACTATTGTGACAGGATCTGTCACTGAATATGACAACACACCATTTACTCATTCGAACTACGGATATAATGCATATGTGAGATCATATCCGAAAACGATACAGATAACAGCTGAATTCACCGCCCAGACAAACGATGAGGCCTTATATTTATTAGCGGTTCTGCATTTCTTCCGGTCCGTTACGAAATCTTATTTTGGAATAACCCCTTACGAAAAAGCAGGAACGCCACCACCGACATTGCTATTTAACTATTTAGGTGAATATCAGTTTAATAATGTTCCGGTCGTTATTAAAAACTTCGACTATACCCTTCCTGGCAATATTAACTATGTTGCAGTCAACACTGCCCGATCAAGTTTGTACACACCCACATTAGGCGTGCAACTTGAAGGTGCGAACTATGGCGGATATTCATATGTTCCGACTAACTTAACTGTTACATTAGAGTTGGACACACAGTACATTCCTATTAATTTAAGAAACGAGTTTAACCTAGATAAATTTAGAAGTGGGGAATTAGTAGGTAAAGGATACATTTAATGGCAGTAAATTCAAAAATAACAAGTCAATACTCCAGAACACCGATTAAAGATTGGCATTTAGACCTATGGGTACCGAGGACAGTTCCTAAAAGAGATACAGATAAAATACTTATTATACCGCCAGCATTTAATCAGCGTCCGGATTTACTGAGTCAGCAAGAATATGGCACACCACGACTTTGGTGGGTATTTGCAGTAAGAAATCCGAATTTGTTAATAGACCCTATTAATGACTTCCTCGCAGGCATAGAAATTTATATCCCTGCAAACATTCTACAATAATATGACATGTAAAACACCGCCAAATAATAACTATGATAGCAGAATAACTGATATAAGTAGATATAAAAATGGACTAAACCAGAAGCCCGAAGTTAAAACTGGTGGACCCGCAGGCGGCGGCACAAATAATGCTGCCTTTCGGAATTTTAGGAAAGCAGAAAATGCATATCCGCATGAGTCCACTGGCGCAGACTCCAATGGGTCCTGGGATTCCGCAGTTAACACTGATTATATAACTGATAAGATTCCACTTAATTTACAATTTCAGCCAAATATGCTGGATGCGTATGACGTAGTTACATACCATTGGAAATTGTTTATCGTAAACCAAAAAGCTGCCACTACCGGCGAGGTGTTTAATCAAAAACATCAAACTATTATTGCAGAAACAGGTGTATCTGATTTAACAATCGACAAAGTAGAAATTAATAGTCTTGCGACCCCATCTATAGAAAGTGGCACAGGTACATCTATTAATGTTAAATTTGAAATATTAGAACCAGCTGGCGCCGGGTTGATTGATAAAATATTTTATCAATCTATTGCTATGGGCATCGGTAACTGGAATGTTATGCCGTTTTATTTGCAATTACAATTTAAAGGCAGAAGTCCAGAATCGTCAGAAGCAGAAGATGGAGCACCTGGTTCTATTGGAAATCTAAAATGGCTGTGGACATTAAAATTAACATCCATTAAAGCAAACGTAACTACAGTAGGAACTCGCTATGAATTTTCTGCCTTAATATATAATGAGCTGGCTCAGAGCAATGCATACTTCACACTGCAACAACCGATGGTATTAACTAATTTAACCACATTCGAAAAGGCAATGGGTAAGTTGATGGACAAACTAAATGAGGATCAATTTTATAAATTAATAGATAATAATGGCATCCCGGATAGTTATAGGATTGTTGTGGATCCTGAAATTGCACTGTATAATATAACCCCTGTAAACGCTAACACAAATTCCGTTAGAAGTAATAGTACAACTGAACTCCATACAAAAAATGCAACCTTCCCCGCTGGCGTAGCAATTGATAAGATAATCGATTCCTTGCTATCTCAGACAGATGAATATCAGAAAAGCATGTTAGGCGCAGGGTCGCCCGGCGCAGAAGGAAAAACAATGAAGGCCGAGAAGAGCCAGATGAAATCGTTTTGGAGGATAGTAACAGAGTCGAGGCCGATTGTGTTCGATCCACGCAGAGTAGATTATGCTCGAGAATTTACAATTTATGTGTTTAAATACGACATCGGTATATTAGATTCAAACTCCTTCCAGGATTCTGCTCCTCCAGATACCATACGAGCCGAAAGAAAACGGTTAGCAACATACGCTGATAAAAGTATTCTGAAAAAGAAATATAATTATATTTACACTGGACTGAATGATCAGATTATTAATTTCGACATAAAGATTAACAATGCATTCGCATCTGCTGTAGCCCGCATGGGTGGAATTTATTACAATGCAGCCATGCACGATATGGGGGTAGTGGCTCAGGAACATGCGGCAGAGGAAGCAAAAATTACAGCACAAATCGGCAGACAATGTCATTTCTGAATGTCGCTGCATCATTTAGTTCGGACTCGACATCTGCGTCTGCAGCGGCCGATAAAGCTGATGCATCACTTGCAGAAAGTCGCGATGCTATTAATAATGTAAAATTACCCGAAGCCAGGCGAGAACAACTTCGGAAGATATTAAGTAGCGTGAAGGCCGATACCAGATTAAATTTCGTAAGGCAGGCGCAGGCGGCTGCCACTCTGGAACAATCATCCTTTATAGCAAGGGACTTAGCGACACCACGTAGTAAAAAAGTCGAAGATACAGATTTAAGATTTATTTCGGATGTCGACCAAAACGGCTTCAATGCAAAACAAGCATATGCAGATTATGTAAAAATGCTAAAAGGTAAATTGCGTCCTATTGCAAGAGTTGATTCGATGCATCAGAGACAAATTGGTAGCGGGATTGAATCGAATAGTAATTCAGGAATCCAGAAACTCTCTAGTATGTTTGCAGTAGCATTGCACAGCAATCTTGATGGCTCATATGCGCAGACCACAATGACTATTAAAGGAGACCCATTTTGGTTATATCCTCAGCCATACACTGATAACAATGCAAGAATTTATAATTCGTTAAAACCAGACGACGTCGCCATAAATAATATCAGAAATGGTCACAAATTGATAGCCGATTCTGTTAATTTGTTTGGGACTGATAATTTTATCATTATAAGATTTCGAACTCCTAAAATATACAGTATAGATAACAATTCGGAAGGAGAAGAATCTATAACTGATGTGGAATCTTTTAGTGGACTGTTTAAGGTAGTAAGAGTTACAAGTCGATTTGAAGGTGGAAAATTTCATCAAGATTTACATTGCCAGTTAGATCCGAACTTAAACATACTTAATTTCAGTGACGAGATAGATGCTGCTAACAAGGTGCCAGATTTAATATTACCTGCTACTGGTGGGACAAACAATATACCAGCAGAATTTTCTAAAAATCCAAGGATATTTGCAGCAAATAATGCTGTTGGCCAAGATACCGGAGTAGTTGTAACTCCGGTCGTTCGCGGTGTAGTTAGAGGATCAACCCTGCCAGAAATAAACAGGGATGTGTTGAGAAGACCAATTAGAGGATAACAATGGCGTATTTGAATACAAATGACAGGACAACATCGGCAACTAAAAATGAAACCGGCGTACTGCTAGGAAGGATACCACTATTACATGGTGTATATTCCGGATTCGTCAGAGATGCAAGAGATGTTCAACTCAATGGCCGTTTACGGGTATGGGTGCCGGAATTAGGCTCTGTGCCTGATAAAGAATCAGGTTGGATAACTGTTAGTTATTGTTCGCCATTTGCAGGCGCAACAAACGTCAACACAGCATCCAGAACAAACTTCCAAAAGTTCGATAACACACAAACATCATACGGTATGTGGATGATTCCGCCTGATATTAATAACCAAGTTATCATAATGTTTATAAACGGGGATTCGTCAAAAGGTATTTGGATAGGCTGTATGTATAACCAGTTCCAGAATAAAATGGTACCAGGTATGCCATCTGATCCTAATAATCATCAATACCACGGCGAAGATATACCTGTAGCAGAATATAACAAATGGAACGAGAAGAATACTATCCCAGATGCAGTAACAAAACCATATCAAGAAACAAAGTTTAAGGGTGTTGGTAATCAGGGGTTGATCAAAGACAAGCAGCGCGGCACGACAACTTCGGGCGCCCGTCGAAGTTCGCCGAGTAGTGTATTTGGAATCCTTACACCGGGACCAGTTATAGATAAAACAGCATCGGCAGCTAACATACGAAGAAAGGGCGGATCATCATTTGTGATGGATGACGGGGAAAACTCCGAGTATGTACAACTGACAACTAAGTCCGGAGCACAAATAAAGATAGACGAAACTAATGGAAATGTATATGTAATCAACAGAGATGGAACATCATGGATACAAATGGATCACAAAGGTAACATTGATATCTTTGGTGCAAGTAGCATTTCAATGCGAGCACAGTATGATGTAAATATCAGAGCCGACAGAAACGTAAATATTGAGGCTGGTCAGAACATTTTTATGAAGGCTGCTAAAGATACCGAAGAATCGACTACCACATTCACATATGATGTTAATAATATTCCTAAACCAGAGACAATCCCAGTCTGGAAATACGTTGGAGAAGGCAATGGAACTGGCGGCAATATTGTCACGCAAGCCTTAAACAACTGGCAAAGCACCACCCAGAAGGGTGCGTTTCTGACTGTTGTTGAGAACGATTTTAATTTGATTGTGGGCAATACTATCAATGCAACAACAGTAAATGGCGGTCAGAATTTTAGCTCAAAATTGGGTACAAAAATGACAACAGACGGCGCGTTCGACTTGTCAGCTACGGGCAATATCCGTGCAACATCTAAAGGAGTTATATCTGTTGTAGGGACAAACGGAATTGTATTTTGTACCGAAACAGATATCAGTATTAATGCTACAAACGATATTATCGCAACAGCTGGTGGAAAAATAAGCATGGATGCAGAAAGTGTACAAATAGGAACAGGTGTAACTATGGAATCACTGCAATCCGGCACAGTAATTTCAGATACTATTGTCTATGATGGTCAACCGATTGGTGGAGGTGGTCCATCGGCACCAGACACAGAAAATCCAATACTGGCAGAATCTGCAATGATTGCAAACACAGCACAGTCATCCGAAATTAAGCCGTTAAACGAAAAGAAGAATATACTTGCAACATGGTCAGATCCCGAGTCCAAATTTAGGAGGAATTCGGAATCTCTTAAGACAACAGTGTCGAGATTTGCAACTTACGAACCTTGTCCAGAACATTCGAATTTCTCATCATCGAGCACATCAGGAGGAGCACCCATATTAACCGACGATGACAAGAGTTACGAGGGATCTAGCGGAGCTGGCAATAATGCAACAACAGCGCCAGCGGCAGCAACTGCTCCAGGTGTGAATAACACTTCTGTGGAAGGCGATCCGGCAGTAGCAGATACCTTCTCAAACGAAATTGATTTAATAACATTAAGATGCCAATTAGTTTTCCATGAAGGCTACTTAAAGAAATCGTACATAGACTCGACTGGATTATTACATGGTGGGATTGGCCACTTATTAAGGGCCAACGAAATTCCACTCTATCCACTTAACACACCAATTTCTACCGAACAAATCGAGACATGGTATACACAGGACTCTGCATCTGCAATTAAGATTGCCCAGGATTTAATCGGCACAAATTGGGGAAATTTGTCCGATACCAGAAAACGTGCAGTTATAGATTTAGCATTCAACTTAGGCCGGTCTCGCCTTGCAGCTTTTTCAAAATTCCTTAGTGCAATGAGAGACTGTAATTTTAGTACCGCTGCTGTAGAACTTCGCGACTCTAAGTGGTTCTCACAAGTAGGACGCCGAGGAGTTAATATAGTTAGCATGATCGGTCAAGATGTAAATATACCGTATTGCAACAAAAAGATTTTAGGATAATAATATGGCATGCCCACTACCTGCAGCATATGCAAATGCACAAATTATATTAAATACTATCAGTGGTGATCAAGGAGATCCTACGTTAGACGAGTATGAAGAAAGTATAGCTGGCGGGAATAATGCTGGCGGTACGAACGGCGTGCAATTTCCGCCGCCAGCACAAACTAGCCTGCCCGGCGCAATAACATTGCCGCCGAATCAATCAAACAATACTCCATCTAAAGCAGGCAATGGCACACCTGTGCCTTGCGTGGCTTGGAATGGCTTATACACTGCACAATTAAGTCCGAATTATGTTTTGAGCCAGTTCACAACTAATATACTTTATCCGTATCCGCTGAATGCCTATCCACCGTATAGTGCAAATGACAGATTCTGTAATTTGCAGAATTTAGCAACCAACATTGCCGAACCCATGCGATCAAAATTTGGAACTCTTACTATAACTTCGGGACTTCGAAACAGATCATCCGGATCAAACATAAGTCAACATATTACAGGTCAAGCAATGGATATACAGTTTGCTGGTTGGTCATATGCACGATATTGGGATAATGCACAATGGATAAAAGATAATATACCCTACGATCAATTTATATTTGAACACAGTGATAAGACAGGGTTAGCTTGGTTTCATTTGAGTTATAATAAATCAGGCAATAGACCTGCAACTATTTCTACAAAAGTTATGACTATGTACAGAAATAAGTTTAGCCCGGGATTACTCCGATTTGCATAAGTACACATATAATTCTTTTGATAAATAACAAAAAGAGAATTATACCATGGCATCAAATCAAACAGGTTTAGTACAACAACGTCGCATAACAAGAAAGCCTTATTTTGTGGGTTTTAACACGGTGAATCAATCTTCGCCGCCCTACTCACTTACTAATATTGATATAGTAAAACGAGACCTAAATAATCACTTCGCAACCCCGATAGGATCGAGATTAATGCTCCCGGAATTTGGCACACGGATATATGAGTTATTATTCGACCCATTTGATGAATTTACAAAGAATGCTATTACAGATGATGCTGTGAGAGTAGTACAATCGGAACCACGTGTCCAGTTAGTAAGCGTAGATGTATTCCAGGAAGATCAGGCTCTAAATGTCGTAATGACTTTACTGTTTAAACCAGAATCTGTAACAGATAATCTATTTGTGTCGTTCAGCTTGAAAGATAAGGAAAAATTTTAGAATGAAATATTATGTATACGAAATGCGGGATATGATTAAGAATGTGCCATTTTACGTAGGTAAAGGCACTGGCAAAAGGACATACGCCCACACATCCAAATCTTCATTAGATAAGAATGATGGTAATATGTTTAAAAAGAATGTTATTAGAAAAATGTTATCCGAAAATAATAAACCCGGTGTAAAATATGTGTTTAGAACAGATGATGAATTGGTAGCATATGCTGAGGAAACCAAATTGATTCTACAATACGGCAGGCGTGATCTCGGAACAGGAATTCTTACTAATTTAACTAACGGTGGTGTTGGTTCATTATCACCGAATGCGGAAACTAGATACAAAATGGGCAGTTCTAGGCGAGGGAAAAAGGAATCTACCGAAGAAACATTAAAGAGGACTGTGGGATTGATCGGATTTATACATACTGAGGATAGCAGAAAAAATATGAGTAATGCGAGAGCAGGTAAAACATGGAATGAGATTTATGGTATAGATGTGGCCGATATATTAAGGGACAACGCATCTTCGAGATCAAAGGCTCATACACATTCTACTGAAACAAAACAAAAGATGTCAAATTCAAAGATAGGCAAGAAAAAGGGCCCAATGTCGATGGAACAAAAAGCTAAGATAAGTGTATCAGTTAAAAACACTGTTCTGTTACCCGAAGCATATAATAGAATGATCTTATCGACAAAGGGCAAATCTAGAAAATATAACCCCGACGGTTCGTGGGTTATGGTAAAGGCAGACACATTATGAGTTCTTCAATTCGCCAGTCGAACCTATTTGCGGCATCTGATTATCGGAAGGTGTATAAGGCATTTAGTTTTATTGATTATACTGCTTACGACTTCGATACTCTAAAACAGGCACTAATTAATTATATCCAGACATACTATCCGGAAGATTTCAATGACTATATTGAAAGTTCGGAATTTATTGCAATTATTGAATTGCTTGCGTATTTTGGTACAAGCCTTGCGTTTAGAACAGATTTAAATAGTCGTGAAAACTTTATCGATACTGCCGAACGTAGGGAAAGTATTATCCGTCTTGCACAAATGGTTAACTACGTCCCACGTAGAAATATACCTGCAAGCGGCTTATTTAAGATTTCAGCAGTTCAGACTGACCAGCCATTAGTTGATGCTAACGGTATAGACATCAATGACTTAACAATCTTTTGGAATGACCCAAATAATCCAGACTGGTTTGACCAGTTTATCCAAGTTTGCAATGCGGCATTTAATAATCTGAATCCCTTTGGTCGTCCATCGAAGAGTGGAAGTATTGGCAGCATTCCGACAGACTTATATCAATTAAATAATATATTGAAATTGAATGTAACATATCCCACAACCATAACAGTTAGTGGTCAACAATATCCGATTGATGTTTGCAATCCAGATCTTATTACAAATGAAACTATATTTGAACGTGAACCAGATCCAAATAATGCGTTCAATTTTGTTTACAGAAATGATAGCTTAGGTGTATCATCGGATAATACTGGATTCTTTTTATATTTTAAACAGGGTAACTTGTTAAACATAGATACTAATTTCGAGTTTCCGGCACCTAATAGACTATTTCCTATTGATATACAAAATATTAATCAGGACGATGTATATGTACAAGAAACTGATATTGATGGTAATGTAATATCGTCGTGGAAAAAGGTCCCAGCACTTGCCGGCGAAAACATTATTTACAACAGTATTCAATTTGCCGAACGAAACATATTTGATGTTATCACGGCAGTCGACGATACAGTTAATGTTAGGTTTGCCGATGGCAATTTTGGCAATGTGCCGACAGGTTTATTTAGATTCTGGGTTCGCGTAAGTGCAAATGAAGATTTAGTTATTCGACCAGATAATGCTCAAGGATTGCAAATAAACATTCCTTATATCGGGAGTGATCTACAACAGTATACACTTCGTGTAGTATTTAATTTAGAACAAACTATCGGCAATGCGGCGGCATCGGAGACAGATGAACAAATTAAGTTAAGAGCACCCGAAGTATTCTCGACTCAGTCGCGAATGGTTAATGGTGCCGACTATAATGTTTTACCGTTAATTTACGGAAATCAAATCACAAAAATACAAGCATTTGATAGAACTTATAGTGGACAAAGCAGATACATCGACTTAAATGATCCAACCGGATTTCACAGAGATCTTATTATCTTCGGCCAAGACGGTGCTTTATTTAGAGATAATCAAAACGTGTTGCGTGAAGTTATAAGAGATTCATCTAACGCTGGAACAATCGAATCCATTATAGTTAATACTATACAGGAAATGCTAAGAGATCCTAAGGTATCGACATTCTTCTACGACGAGTATCTTCCACAATTTGAATCTACAATCAGAGTGAATCCGTCAATTGCACAGCCGACCGGTCGATCAATATTAGACTTAGTGCCGACGTCATCTGATCCTGTCGGATCTCCTGCATTGTTTTGGCAAACAAGTCCTGTAAAATTTAAAAACGATACAGGCTATTTTGCTATTACACCAGGCGCCGCAGCAGAAGCATTAGTAAATAGTTTCTCGACTAATAATTTTATTGGTGGAACATACGAGCCCTGGGCTATGATCCAATCTGGGTCCGCCATTGTATTAGGTAATCTTTCTGATCCCCTTACTCATAATTCCGTTCCTGTACGGAGCGTCATCCAATCCGGAATACCGACAATTGTTAATCCTCTTAATCCGTTTGCTAATATTGGCCCTATCGAATTAGGCAAAGAGGAACAAAATTCCTTTCAGGCATTGAAGATATATCCGGAATTTAGGAATGATTTAACTACAACCGAAATAAATGAAATAGTTGCTGCTGTCGATGCAGGAATTTCTTTCTGGTTATATTACGACTTATTAGTCAACGAATGGCACACATCTACGACAGCATCACCTGGTCTGTCAAATCAAATTGATCAGCCATTTGAATATGCACCTGCTATTGTATCGGGGCCTAACACTCAGATATATTCGGATTGGCCTCCATATCCGCCTGGTGGATTGTTATATATTGCAATTGCGAGTAACAGCGAAACTGGAACCACAACGTACGAATTGTCAGCTCGCGGCCGCGTATATGTCTTCGAGTCATACAGGGATGTAAGATTTTTCTGGGAACCTAATACAATTATAGTCGATAATGCAAGTGGACTTGCATTGCAGGACAATATTGAAATTATGCCGTTTGTTAATACAAACAGTTCGGTAAACAATAATGCACCAGTCATTATTGATCCGTCTACATCGTTCCTGAAAGAACAAGTCAGATTTAATATAACCGGTGTATTTGTGCAAGATGACGGTTATGTAGATAACTCTAAAGTAGAAGTATCATTGGTCGACTACGACAGTGACGGTATTCCGGATAATCCAGCAGGATTCAATCAAATTGTAACAGCCGATGACAGAATTGTCTTCGAGTTAGAATCCACAGAGTTGTATGGTTCACAAACTTCTAGGCCGTGGATTGCACGTTGGAAAAGAGAACTAAAGGACGTAGCATCTGTTAATTTGTATGTTTATTTCCCTGTTAATCCAACTGATCCAACTGAGCTATATGGCTCCCCATACATAGCCAATCAGCAGTTATCGCTATCTAGTGAAATATTAGATCCGGGCTCGGTTGCAACACCAGGATTCGAATATGTGTATATGGGTGAAGCGGATTTAATATTCATTAATAACATTGCACAAATAGAATTTAACACTGTCACTAATGTTAATTCTATATCGAATCAAGTTACTGCGTTCTTCAATGGGCCAACCGCTGCACAGATGCTAAGCTACCCGTGGCTTTCGAATACGCAAAATGTTAGTGACAAATCTGACATATTGAGTAATTATTTTTTGAATAAATCATTTTTAATATACAGTATTAGCCCTCCAGGCTATGGAGTATATTACTCGTTATTAAATGAGTCATCATCGGACCCAGCATACCCGACTGGAATAATCACAATAGCTGATATAGATACATACAGATTTGACAAAAATGGAAAAGTATTTACTCAGAACACAACAGTACCTGAATTGCAGAGAATTCCTTTATATTTTAAATGGAGTCATTATTCCCCTATTGACCAAAGAGTCGACCCATCGCCGACCAATATTATCGATATGATTGTTATAACTGACGGATATTACAGAGATGTTACAATTTGGAAAAACAATAATGGAAGTATTACTACATTACCTGCATACCCAACAACAGAGGAATTAAGAATACAATTCCAAGACTTAAACCAATATAAGATGGTAAGTGATTCTATGATATGGAATTCTGGTACATTTAAGATATTATTCGGCACACAAGCAGAAGCTGAATTGCAGGCAACATTTAAAGTCGTAAAAGCACCATCTTCGAGTATTAGTGATAATGAAGTGAAGACCAAAGTAATTCAAGCAATTGATACATACTTTGATATTCGTAATTGGGATTTTGGAGAAAAATTCTTTTATACAGAACTAGCAGCATTTATCCACCAACAGATGTCTAGAATCATTAGCTCAGTTGTTATTGTGCCGACAAATGCAAATTCACAATTTGGAAATCTATTTGAGATTATTTCGAGCCCTACAGAGCTGTTTTTGTCTACTGCAACCGTTAATAATGTTCAAATTGTGGCAAATCTTACTGAGCAAAATCTCCGAGCCTAATTAAATAAAGTTAGCTTTTAATTTCCATGATAAATAGTAGGTTAGAGGTAATGCCTACTATTTTTGGAACATAAATGACATCTTATATTAAACGACTGCCGGCCGTATTTCAAACAGTAACTGAAAAGAAGTTTTTTGATGCAACCTTCGATCAGGTATTCTCTAAAAAGGATAGCGACCTGTTATCCGGTTACATTGGGCGTAGAAATCCCGGTGACTATAATCCAATAACCGATTTTTATCTTCCAGAACCATCAAAGAACAGAACATGGTGGCAGCTAGAAGCCACGGCATATGCTCGCACAGCCGATTCTACAAAAACAAACATATTCTTCTACGACGATTTATTAGAGCGTATAGAATATTATGGCGGGAATACATTAAACCAGGACCGCCTGTTTGAGTCTAAATATTATAGCTTCGGACCACCTATCGACTATGATATGTTTACTAATTACGAAAACTACTATTGGGTAGAGCAAGGATTACCTACAATTTCTATATCTGGAGTAATGGGTGTAGATATAATCGGCAAAGCATCATACACTACACCAGGCTTGGCAGATCCATCTGAATTCACACTAAGCACTGGCATGACAATTTTGTTACTCGATGATCCGCTGTATCCAGAACCTGTGGTTGTGGAAAATATGGGAGGTTGCGATGGCATCCAGTTGGTGCCTATATTTCCGGGCTTTACTGTTGGCACAATATTCCAATTTTTACCATGGGATGGCATGCTAGAGTTGTCCACTGGAGAAATAATACAAAATATTCTGTGGGACGGTACGACCTGGGATATTCAGGCAGTACGCGGCCATGGAGATTATATCACCATTGAGCGCGGTGCGGCAGACAGAAATGCATGGTCAAGAACAAATAAATGGTTCCACATCGATGCTATTAATCAATCAGTAAATATAACCGGTGGAGCATTTCCGCCGAATGCTACAAGAGCATTGCGTTCAATTATACAATTTGTAGCCAACCTGGATCTTTATAAATCTGGAACACAATTTAGAAACGAAATAACATTCGGATTTAATAATAATCAATTCGGTAACCCCATAGAGTTTACAGATATTCAAGGTGAACAACTTAATGATGTAAACTCAACATATTCTATCGGAATGGCAGCCGGTGACTTTATAGTTTTCTTTAACGACACTGGCGTATTTGATTTTTGGGACGCTGCATTATGGGACTCGCCTATGGATGCATGGGATGCAGGTATCGGCACATTTAACAACTTTATATTTGAGGTGCAGGTTTTGGGCACCGGAGAAATTAATTTAGTACCATATACATCTTTCCTCACCCCTGTATTAGAGGGCGATATTGTCTTTGCTACAGAGGATGCTCCATACGATGGCGCTCAGAGGGGATCTACATGGTATTATTCGGGCGGCATGTGGTCCCAAGCATTCAATGATAAAGTTTCAGTTAATCAAGCTCCACTGTTCCAGTTGTATGATCACAACGGTATTCCGTTGGACGATAGTTCGACATATCCAGATAGCACATTCTTCGGGAGTAAGATATTTTCGTATAAAGAAAATACTACACCGGGCGCAACCAATGATCCTGTATTAGGATTTCCGATTGTTTATACATCACTTGGTCAGGCATCCGATATTATATTCCAAAACAATTTAATAGTTGATCGTTACACATATTCCGAACAGAGATTGCCTATAAACGGATATTACTATTACAAAACATCTACGAGTCCTGTTTTATATAACAACTGGAATATGTATGATATTTGTGATTGTGACGACATTATTCCGACACCACCTGTCAATTGCGTTAATGTTAGTAAGCAAAGAGTTATAGACAAATATACAGTAGGTTATGGCACTGAATATCAATTCAGAGTAAGCGTTGAGCCGTACGGCTACCCGACAGCTCCTGATATTATTGTATCGGTTAATGCATCGGAAGTAAAGAATTCCGTAGATCAAGTAAATGGATACACATTATCTGTTATAAACGGATATGTATATGTAAACTTATCAGCATATTTGACTAACCTGCTATTAACACCGCAAGCAGTTGCTCCTGTCGTAGAAATACAGACATATACTCATGGATTATTAGATCCAGCAGCAACGGGTTATTCGGAGATACCACAACAGTTAGAGGCTAACCCTACTCAGTTAGAGGTCGGTGAAATCAGTGCCAGCAATCTTGTGGAACAGTTTTCATCCATCATACAGAATCAAATTGGATTCGAGGGAACATCATTCGGCGGGAAGAATAATTACAGAGATTCCAGAAAAAATAGATCACTGGGCCAATACATATTACAGAATGTCTCACCTGCATTGAAGTCAATGCTAGTTTCTTCTGAAGATGATTTAGATTTTATCAAAGGTGTACGATTCAGTTCCGACGAATATACTAAGTTTAAAAACAAATATTTGACAACTGCACTCCAGTTAATAAATCAACAGTTTTCGCCCGTTGCAGTATTTAATAATAGTGTTATTATATCATATTGGGTCGGGGAAATTCTTAAGATTCTTAATGTATCTAAGGAATTCTCGAATGCTTTTGCATATTCGTATATGGCAGCAAGTGGTACACCGTTTGCAAGCGAGCTATATTCGGGTCCAGGAAACGGATTAGTTACCTTAACTAACTATGTGGATCTAGATAATCCTAAGAATGTAATGTACATTTACAATGTAACTAATCCGAATTCGGAAGAGTTATTATTGGACGGCATCGATTACACAATAACATCTACTAATCTTTCGATCGATGTTCAGTTGAATTTAGGTGTAGCACCTGTTGATTTGTATATTGCATTATACCAAGAGCCGCTGCCTACATATATTCCGTCTACACCGACTAAAGTGGGTGCGTACCAAACATATGTTCCGAGGATCGAACTCGACACAACTTTTGTTACACCAACAAATGTTATCATCGGACACGACGGATCTAAGACAATTGCGTACGGTGACTACAGAGATATATTATTATTAGAATTAGAAAAAAGAATTTACAATTCGCTACAGTCTAGATATAGATATGAATACAGTGCCCCGGTAAGAGTAGAAGATGTAAAGACGGGGTATTACAGGAAAACTCGTTATACCAGAGCCGAATATTTAGACATAACCCAATCATACTTAAATAAGTGGTCTACAAAGAATCGTGCAAATTACCGAACCAATAATTGGCCTGATGCAAGTGTCGATGCAAGTGTCGTGCCAAGTTTTGTTCCAGGTGTTGGAAATATTTGGAAATTATATAATTATAGAGATGCAATAACATTATCGCCGAGTACATCGTACACGCCTGCTTACGAATTAATATTGTCCGCTGCCGGCCAAACAGTTATCAATACAACAGTATCGACTTCGCCGACAAGCGCAGGGCAAACATACCTGCTGATATTCAACAATGGCGTTATGCAAATGGAAGGCGCTGCGCTCGAGTTTATTGTTACTGGTGCAAACCAGATAACATTTAATACTCCGCTGTTATTAAGCGATAACATTGCAGTGTATTCCTTTGATGCAGATACAGTGCCGAGCTACGAAACACAAGTTGCAACTGCCGGACAGACTTTAGTTAATTCTGCCAATTTGCCCGACTTAGCGTTTATTAACGGGGTAATGCAATCGGAAGGTGCTACGCTGGCGTACACTATCACAGGCCCGACGCAAATCACCTTCAATGTGCCGTTAGTTTTAAGCGACGACATTGTGTTGGTATCGTTTACTAGTTCGGTAACTCCTTTCTACGAATCGCAACTTGCAATAGCAGCCCAAACTATCGTAAACACCGTCATCGATACTACTACATTATACGGGCTTGTGTTTGTTAATGGTATATTACAATTAGATGGCGCCGCACTATCGTATACAGTTACCGGGACAAATCAGATAACATTCAATATTCCATTATCGTCAGGCGACGATATTTCGATGTATTTCTACGAGCCTGGCATTACACCGCCTGGCGTGCAAAGTGATCTGCCTGGTAACTGGAAAGGTATATTCGATTATTACTACGACACATATAATCCAGATACTCGGCCATGGGAAATGCTAGGGTTTGGCGAGGAACCTTCGTGGTGGAGATTCGAATACGGTACACCAGTAATAAACATAGCCGGGCAAGAGGTCTGGACTGCAACTGCATCTGGGAATAATAATATGTGGGCAGACTTGGAATTAGGCCTAATACGCCAGGGCCCATCTGCTATTTTCGACCCCATTACACTAATTGTACAACCGCAAATAACGTGGGCAAGGCCTGGACTATCACTAATTATTCCGGTTGATTCAGCGGGCGAAGTAATTTCGGTAATGGTATTGTTTAATGTAGTATTCTCCGGAAATTATTACGAGCCATTTGATCATTTCGATGATGACTGGGTATACGGTGACGGTGCGCCTGTGGAGCAGGCGTGGATATCTACTTCCGGATATAAGTTCAGCTTACAGGAATTTATGTACTTGATGAAACCTGGGCCGTACGGCGAACAGATGTGGGACACACTAGGCACAGAACTTTCTCCAGGCCAGCTAACAATTCCGGGAATTGCGGGCCCCGTAAAGTCTAATACAAACTGGCAGTATGTCCAGAATTATACCTTCTCTTCCGATGATGAATTCTCTGAATGGTTCCGTCCGAAGAACAAGGATCAGATTGTTCACGCCGAGAATATCGATGGTGTCATAGCTGTTCGCTTCGGATACCAGACATGGATCAGTGATAGAATTTTATTCTTGAACAAGACAGTAAGCACAGTCTTTGGTCAAAAAATTAGGACATTAGATGTAAATCTTGCTAATAAGTTAGCCGGATTTACAAATAAAGACACGACAAATACTTATATAGAAGCAATCACACCTTGCGCTACTAATAGCTCATTAATATTACCTTCTACGAATTTCGAAGTTATGTTGCATAAGAGCCCACCTGTAAAAACATATTCATACAGTGGTGTTATCATTCGCTCACTTACAGACGGAACATTCGTTGTCTACGGCTATGACGTTTTGAATTCAGAATTCCTTATTTTGGACAGGTCTGTTAACAAACTAATAGATGTAACAATCGGCGGAACACCTGCTGAGTTTCGATATTTCGAACCAGGTGCAACATATAACCCCGGTGACATCGTTCGATACAATGGCGTCTACTTCTTAAGTAATGTTACACAAGTGGTACAGAAATTCGTAGCATCCGGATGGACAAAACTACCAGGATTGCCAACAACTGGCGGCATTTCTGTCTCATACAAGCCACAGTCTAAGGAAACAATAACAAGGGTTCCGTATGGAACTATTCTTAAAACTCCTCAAGATGTATTCGATATGCTTATCGGCTGGGGCGCATACTTGGAATCGCAGGGCTGGAAGTTCGACGAAGTCAATCAGGATACTAATATCTTAGAAGACTGGTTATCATCTTCTAAACAATATCTGTTCTGGTTAAACACAGCATGGGCGCCCGATGCAGCTATTCAGTTAAGCCCACTTGCTAATAAAGCTACGTTAGTTGTAGACAGGGGTTATCCGGACGATGTAGAAACTTTATCTAATGGAGTCTATAGCATTCTTGACAAATCGGGAATTGCCATTGCACCAAATAATACAACAACAGACCGAGAAGATCAGCTTATTAGCGTATCGCCACTAAATCTGTCAAGTGGTGGAATATATTTCTTACAAATCAATGTATCTGAGACAGAACACGTTTTGATATTCGATAACGTCACATCATTTAATGATACAATATATTCTCCGTTGTTAAGGGCAAGACAGCAGAGATTAAGATTCTACGGATTCAGAAGCAACGGCTGGTATGGCAAAATGGAAGCACCTGGGTATCTAATCATTGATGACCAGCTTGTGCCAAACTATGATACTATCGTCGAAGCAATGCGCTATTACTACGACCCGGATGTAACCATCGATAATCCGAGTTTAGAAGACCTCGGTCGTCATTTGATAGGTTACGAAAGCAAGAGTTACTTAGATAATCTTCAAATTTCCAATGATGTTCAATATCTGTTCTATCAAGGTGCTATTAGACAGAAAGGCACTGTGCAAGCATTTGATAAATTGTTTAGGTCAACCAAAGTGCAAAGTTCGGATGCAATAGAAGTGTTCGAGGAATGGGCACTTAAACTAGGCGACTTCGGCAATACCGTCGAGCAAGTTTCGATTGAATTCAGATTAATACCAGAACAGAACACAGGTGAAGTTATAGTAGCAAGGCTAAACTTCGTGCCATCTGACATTGGTATAATAAGACAGATCAGAGTATTAAATGCCCAGAACAGATATACAACTGTACCTGGCGTTTCTATACCATTACCAGATGCTACACCTGATGTAGCATGGTCAGATTACGATTCTCTATCTGGTTACTCAATCGGTAGCGTGGTAAGATATGATAATTCATTTGGATATCCAGTATATTACACAAGCAATGCAGGCCAATCTGCACCAGCTGGCATATTTAATCCTGTATTATGGGACATATTATTAGAGACACGTATCGCAAAGGCTTACATAGTGTTAGACTCGACTGGCAGAATTTCCAGAGTCGATATGGTCGACCCAGGCTACGGTTATCTGACAGCACCGAACATCACTATTGATTCCACTGAGCCACATGAATTAGATAAACTGTACGCAGTGTGGCAAGGCCAGATTGTTAAAGATGAAACTTTAGATAATATCGTTAATATTGATATTGACCAGGAAGACATATGGCTTGTAAGACCTACAGACCCGACCGTATCCTTAGAGTTCCCTGTCACAAATAATATAGATTATCCTATGCCAAATGCAGGATATGTTAATTTCAATGACGTAACATATACATCCTTTAATGCGACACAAACATATGCTAATTGGGGATCTGATGCTTTTAATCCGACAGAATCGGATACTATATGGGTCGCTAAGAATTTTACGGAAGACTGGAATGTTTACAAATTAGTAAATGCTGTATCTGCACCATATTTGGCAAACACATGGAGAGTGCAGGAAGATGATACAGGTAACTTGCTATTATTAGCCGATCTAGGTGTAACATTTTTACCTCAGCTATGGAATTCAACTACTGGTAAGAGAACCGATTTTGGTAACTTAATAGTATTACAGCAGAGTACATTAGGTGTAGTACCACAAGAAAACAATCATACATATGCGTTTGTTCCATATATCACCGAAGATTATAATGCTCCAGGGATATATACTGACCCGGACACATTAGTAGATTACAATGCATACTCATTAACAGACTTAGATGGATTGCCTATTACTTCCGCTGACGTAGGAGATTACGCAGATTTAAATACAATGTTGCTTTATAAGACTATGAGGTTTATAACACCTCCTGTAGCACCTAATTTGCCATTATATGTAGGAATAGAAAACTTTATCTGGGTAGACAATGCTGACAACAAGTGGGCAGTATTTAAGGTAAAGGGTGTGCCGGGCTTCTGGGATATGTCTGTATGGGATCCGGTAAACTCATCATTAGTTGATATCTGGGGATTTGAAGCAGGCTGGGATATAACAGGCCCGCTATTCTTAAATCCATATCGTGTACAAGAACCATTGATTAGCACATCATTATTCAAAAGTGTAAGTGTTTACGAAACATTAAGCAGAAACGAAATTGTGCAAATGCCTGTTTACGATCCGTTTAAATATATCTTGCCAGGCCCAGCTAAACAAAACATATCTTATATATCTTACCTAGATCCGGCAAGATATAATGTAACGGATGAAACAAGATTATATGACGAGAATATAACTTTCGGTAAGAGGCAGGTGGGACAACTGTGGTGGGATACATCGACCACACGCTATACATATTACGAACAGCCTATTGCTTTAGACGGAAGTGAAACTGAATTAGATAACTTAGTTTATAGAAGAGATCATTGGGCACAATTGTTCCCGGGATCTGCTATAGAGATATATGAGTGGGTTAGTAGTCCCGTCCCTCCTGCCGAATATACAGGCAGCGGCGTGCCACGCAGCACTGAATCATATGTTGTAATAACAGTATCAAACAGATTTACTAACATAACAGAGATTAACTATTACTTCTGGGTATTAGGTTCGACTAATAAGCCAAATGTTATAAACAGGACAATGGCTGCAACTGATGTAGCAAGACTGTTACAAAGTCCTAAGAGCCAGGGGTTTGTATTCTTTGCGCCTATCCAACAAACTGCAACAAACAATTCATACATGTTTTATAATGCACAAGATATTCTTGCGTATAAAGGAGACAATGTACAAATTGAATACAGGATATCGGAACGCGACGATCAAGAGCATACTCAGTGGGCACTGTTCCGCGAAGGAGATCCTGCATCACTTATTACTGCCCAGTTCTGGAATAAGATGGTTGACAGCTTATGCGGATACACAAAGGTATTGTCTGCATCAGCCGAATTTACAAATAGCATAATTGTTGCTAACTATCTGCCATGGGACATATACGGATGGGACGTTGCACCATGGGATGATGCAACCACACTTACTTCGCCAGAATACGGCGTAATATTGCCTGTGCCTGACCCTATGTTAGCACTTGGTCAGAAGTACGGCATCGAATATAGGCCACGTCAGGGAATGTTTGTTAATTTGCTTCCTGCCAGGAAAGTATTCGTCCAAGCTGCAAATGCATTATTACAATATATTCCAGTAAGGGATGATACTCCTAGCTGGAATGTAAATGTGTCAACATCAGTTTATTGGGAATATACAAACTGGTACAAAGTAGGATATGAAAATGTTGTACCAACAGTTGTGTACTCTACACTTGCATTGGCTAATACTGCAATGTTATCTGGCGAATTATATGTTGGGCAAATTGTTCAAGTAACAAACGGAACCGTAGATGGCAGATATGTTTTATATGCAGTAGTTAAAGTAAATCCAAATGTACCTGCTCTAAGTTTAGACCAAGTTGCAATTCAGAATAGCGCAATTAAATTGTTAGATACTGTTTACACAGCAGTAAACAAATATGGGCTATCCACAGAATTGAGAGAATTGCTAAATGCATTTAGAACACAAGTTATGGTAGATGAAAATATAGTTGACCAAAACGAGTTATATTTTGCCATGCTTAACTATGTAATGAGCGAGCAGAAAAACCCAGATTGGGTATTTAAATCGTCATACATATACATAAAAGAAAATAATGTTCCGTTAGTACAGAGCAGTATATATGCTCCTGATAATATCGACGATGTCATTAGTTACATCAAGGATTCTAAACCATACCATACACAGATTCGAGATTATACAAGTACACATACTACAAGTGACATTGCAATCGGTACAGCATCAGATAGCTATAAGCATCAAATTACTTTAAAGTTCGGCCCAGATTTTGCCGGAGAAGAAATTGGCGTCGATGGTAATATAATTACTCCGCAGGGCGGATGGGATACATTTGCGTGGGATACAGAATGGGATGCTCCGGTCAATATGGCAGAAATTCCAAATCAATTCGTGTCTCGAAATGCTGTGTTACCATTCTACAATCCAGGTATATCCAATTGGCCAGGATTCGACGAGTCGACAATACAAGTTCCATTAACATTCTTCGATTCTTCTAAGATTGGATTATCAGCATTATTCCCATATACATTCGACTTTAATAGTGTGAATTTGGATAATCCACAAACCTTTGTGACACCGAATAATATTATTGCAATACAGACTTCTGCCGGAATATTATATTACGGACAAGATTACTATGTCGAGTATAATGATGACATGACGTATACTGTTTATTTCTACAATGACCCCGGGACACCAGATCCAGTTGCATTTGTGTGGATTGACGGCGGCCAGTTATTATCATTCACGAAATATGCTCCGAGAAACGAAACTGCTAATGTAGTCGGAATCGATGACCTCGTAGTCATTGCTGATACTAAGTTAGTTGCAAATGATGTAAGCTTAATAGTTGGTCCGCCGTGGGCGCCTGCAACTGTTGCACCATATGTGGGATGGGGAGATACATGGGATGGAATGAATCAGCCGGAAATAGCGGCTGCTCTTATTGCCGAAGGTGGCACCGATCAAGTATCGTGGGATACACCGTTAGTACCTATTTTACTCGACTACACAATTAGTTTCAGAGACAACACTAGCGTATTATACGGATCTAGTTTCTACAGGAATGCCGAAGTATTTTCCGGAACACTACTATTTGACTTACCTGCGCCAACAGCAGATACCTATAATATTGATGTGATTACAGTTTATGTAGATCCAGTGACACATCCATTAAGCACTGATATACTTCCTAATCCGGGCGTAGAAGCCGGTGTTATCTGGATTAATGGCGAGAGAATAGAATACAGGAACAAACAATTAATATTACCTAATACATGGGAATTAAGATTAATATACAGGGGGACAATGGACACGGCACCAACTGAACATCTAGCAATGATCCCAAGTTTGGCCGATCCGATGGTATTAGTGCCAAACCCAGTGTGGGTCGAGAAATTCAACTATATGCCTGCCGGCAGCTATGTGGATGTATGGAATGCATTGAATTCCAATCCAGATCCGTTGTCAATTATAACAGTCGACGAGTATTCTAATATTATATCGACACCATTAGGTGGTCTGTGGTATGCGTTAACACAGGAATCTGAATTCTTGAAAGATGAACAAGGCACAGGGATTCCCTGAAATTAAATAAGTAGATAAATATTATGATAAATAAAGAAAAAGATAACAAACCCGAAACTGAGAAGAAATCGGGGTATGTTGATACTGCTAATATGGATATTCAGTGTCATCTGATAATTAAAGATAAAGATACTAAAGAAATTTTAGTTAATAAAAGGGGTTGATATTAGGATATTAGGATGTCAGGAAATATTAGATTCACTAAAGAAATAGTAAATGATCGAATTAAAAGCCGAGGAATTGCTATGATTGGCGAATATGCTAATTCGATAACTAAGACTAAGTTTCAGTGCTCTCACGGTCATACATGGGATGCAACGTCCGGGAATGTAATACACAAAACTGGTTGTCCAGTATGCAATGGGGGAGTAGGTATCACAAAAGAAATAGTAACTACTCGTTTATTGAGCCGCAACATTGTTATGCTAGGCGACTATATAAGTGCAAAATCTAAGACATCATTTAAATGCAACGAAGGGCATATATGGAATACCAAGCCATATATAGTTTTTGCTGGGCATGGTTGCCCACACTGTGCAAACAGAGTCACACTTACGAAAGAAATAATAAATAAAAGATTACACAAAAGAAATATAAACTTAATTGGCGAATATACTAGTAGTCATACGAAGACTGATTTTCGATGTGAAACCGGGCACGTGTGGTCATCGACACCAGATAATATAATTCGTGGTAATGGATGCCCGTACTGTGCGTTGGATTATACAAAACCCGCCTCATTATATATATTAAAAATTTCCGACCTAAATACACAATTTACTGGATTCGGAATATCATGTAATATAGATGCAAGATTATCTGTACATAGGACCAATTTAAACAACTACAGTAAGTGCGTTGTCAAGCAAAAAATATTTAATTTAACACGCAGGGACCATGCACTGCAACTAGAGCAAGAATTGAAAAGTTCTTTACCTATTTTCAATTCTGGTGTGCCCGGATTTATTACTGAGTCTACAAAGTTGGATTTCGATAAAGTAGTTAATTTTACACAAAATCATATAATAGATAGGGGATACGATGTCCGATAATAATTTAATCTATGTCCCGGTAATTATTACTGGAAAAATAAAGATTACAGATAAGGAAACTGGTGAGGTATTAGCCGATAAAGATAATAGTGTATTGTACGGAAATATGTCGACTGCACTAGCACATGCTCTTATCGGAAATGCAGATAGTTTTCTGTTCTACATGGGATTCGGAAATGGCGGTGCATATGTGGGTCCCACAGGTTCTGTTGCATATAAACCATCATTAGGTGGTCCTGGTAGTTTAATTAAGAATCCGACTGCTAATTTGTATAATACGATTTATGTAAAGAAGCTTTCAAATGATTCGACCGATGGCCCGAGTTATAATCAGCTATCTAAAGCATACATACCTACAGAAAATTATGCAGTTAATTACGAAGATATTATTGTAGATGTGACCATAGGATACAATGAACCCCCTGTTGGCATTGGAGCATCAACAACCGTCAAACAATTATTACTCGACAATTCTACTTTTATTGGAAACAGTGCATCTGTACCATCGATTACTTGTGACCCGAACGAATTAGTATTTAATGAAATTGGTCTATTTGCTGGTTCTGGTAATCTGTTCCCAGGACAATTTACAGCGACTGTTGCCGAAGTAAATGAGTTTGTAACACAGACACCAGATTTTTCAAATACATCAGTTTCTAAGTCTAAACTGATGTTAACCCATGTGGTTTTCCATCCTATTCAGAAGTCTGCCAACAGATCGTTGGAGATAATTTATACACTCAGAATACAAATGGGCGTATCTTGATAAATAACGAAACTAAGGAATTTTAATAATGGCATATAACATATATAAGGCTGACGGAACTATTGTCGTTGTACCAGATAACGCTATTGATCAGCAATTTAATGGAACTGGCACTGCCGTAGGCAGAGCAATAGGAATTCAGCTTAACGGCAGAAATGCTATCGACTATGGTGCTCCCACAGCACAAACACTTTTGCAACTGACTGAGAATTTCTCTGGCGCGCTCTTTCCAAGTGATGCTACTGCATTGCAAGGTCAGTTATGGTTCGAGAAAACATCACCAACAACTGGAAATCTGAATGTAAGAATTACTTCAAACCTATCCGGCGGAATCGCAAACTGGCAAAGGCTTGTAACTACCAGTTCCACTGAAACAGGCACAGTTCCAATTGTCAATCCAAGTGGCACTCCAAAAAATGGCGACATACAAGTCTTAGCAGGTCCGACAATTAATATCCGGGCGAGTGGAGCCTGGCAGCAAATATTCCCAGCAATTTACTCATAATACTGGGGGAACATAAATGACATATCTTACAGGCAGCCCAATAGCTGCGTTAGATTATAATACATTTGCTACGTCTGTTACGGGCACGAATGAATTATTTGCCGATACACATTCGGGCGCAACACTTCTGCCAGCTGCTGGACTTGGCTATGGTCAAGTCGCACTACCAGGTGTGTCGGTCGGAACTAATGTTACCGCAGCACAATGGAATTCACTATTCACTGCAATGAGATCTTCGGGGACGCATCAAGCTACATCGGTTAGCCCACCGATCCCGGTTACTGGCCCAATTATCGGTAGCAATATTGATGCGGTAACAACCGCAGGTTCGATGTCGAGTCTTATTGCATTACTTAAGACAAACAGTTTCAATGTAGATGTTAGTCAGAGAAGTGTTCTTTTCGGTGCACCATTTGCCAACTTAGCTTCATGGTCAACACAGCTCGACTATACATTTCGGATAGACTTTGGTTCGTGGAATAATGCAAGGTATTATTTTAATACTGGCAGTGCAATCTCGATTACTGCTACATATTCTGCACCAACGACGCCCGATGAAGATGCATGGGCGACCTTGTTTAACGTTCATTTTCCTGTCACGCTTAATTGGCAAAAAACAACTCAGCCATTATGGAATCTTATTCTAAATCAGCCAGGATTTTATCAGGATCCATCAAATCCTGTGTTGTATCCCGGGTTAACAACATTATATCAGCCCATTTATCGGAAATTTGCAGGCGGAGGCGGTGGCTCGTATTACTATTACTACGCCACAAATTATGCACAGATTGACGCACGGTTAGCAAATGTAGCTGGAACTAATGGAATAATTGATTTCAAAATAACACTTTTCGATAATGATACTGTCCCTGTCCTTAAACCAGCAGGTAAGGTAATATATACAATTAATCGAATCCAGTCATCAGGCGCTATTCCATACGTCGGCGGATATACATATACAAATCTCGGCTTCGTATCTACATAAAGTTCGAATATAATAACACCCGTTAACGCTGCTGATAAATAGCTTTAACCGGGGATTATATGGATCAGAGACTACAGCAAGCATTAGAATTTTCTAACTATCGGCTCACATTAAACAGCCAATTACAAAAACTAAAATTAAAAACTGAAAATCTTCTCATTTTTGCAAAAAATGGAGGAACGTTCAACGTCGATCAAATCCTGATTTGCTTCCTGTCATTTCTGAAAAACAGTGGGCAATCATCTGCAAATTTACTAGATAACAAAAATAATCCTATTCACATAGAAGATGTAGAAGAATTTCTCGAAAATATAACTACTAGATATTTCGAAGTTACAAACGACTATCTCCGAGAATATCAAAAAATAAAAAAAGCAAGAAATGTAAAATCACTGATTGACTTACAGGAGAGTGAATGATGTCCAGAGGGTCAGTATTATTTGCTCATAATAATAAGGAAATCGACTATTTAAAAATAGCATGCACTAATGCATTGATGATTTCTTATAACTTGAAAGTGCCCGTCACGTTAGTAACTGATGAAGGAACTCTTGCCTGGGGTAAGAAATCATATCCGGAATTATTAGCAGATTGCTTCGACAACATTATAATCGTCGATAAGGATACCAAATTCAGAAACACAAAGAATTATGCAGATACATCGGATCATAATGATAAGTTACCGTTCTACAATTGCAATCACAGCGATGTTTATCGACTAACACCTTACAACGAGACTCTATTCATCGATGCAGATTATTTAATTATGAGTACATCATTAAGCAATTGCTGGGGAAGTAATAATGATGTTATGGTAAGTCACAATATATATTCTCCGATGGATTTAAATAATCCCCACACCGATAGTATAGATGATTTAGGAATTAAATTGTATTGGGCAACAGTAATATATTTCAGGAAATCTTCTTTGGCAGAGCATTTATTTTCTATAATAAATCATGTGCAACATAATTATGGCTATTACAGAGAACTATATCTGTTTAATAATGGGATATTCAGGAATGATCATGCAGTTAGCATTGCTATACATATGCTGAATGGGTTTACAAATAATAATCCTATTATACCTGAATTACCCATTAACGGTCTACTAATGTCTTGGGATACAAATGACATTAAGTCGGTCGACATCAATAGTATGGTTTTGTATGCAGCGAAACCTGGGGAGCGTGGTAAATTCATCTTAGTTTGCATAAACAACACCGACATACATATTATGAATAAGTGGGCAATAGGCAGGGTAAGTGATAGATTAATCTCTTTATATAAAAACTAATATGTCGAAAGGTTATTTAATTTTAGCTCAAAACACCAAGTCGGATGACTATATACGACTTGCTTATGCCCTTTCTTTAAGTATAAAGAATACACAATCATCTGTCAACGCTGTTGCTTTAGCAACAGATTCAATAGTAGCCGAAAAATATCGATATGCGTTTGATGAAATAGTAGATATTCCGTGGATCGATCACGCAAAAGATTCGGCCTGGAAGATAGAAAATAAATGGAAATATTATTACATGACTCCATTCGACGAGACAGTTATCTTAGATGCCGATATGATATTCACATCAGATATAAGTCACTGGTGGGATATAATGTCGAATAAGGAATTATGGGCGACGTCTGATCCCGTAACTTACAAGGGTGAAATAATAACTTCAACAAAGTATAGGTCGACATTCGAATCTAATAAGTTGCCGAATGTATACACTGCATTTTTGTATTTTAAGAAAACAAAAACAGTAGGGGAACTGTTTGGACTTATCGAGCTAATTTTTAATAATTGGGAAAAGTTCTATTACGAGTACTTAGACGAAAGTCGACCAAAGAACCTATCGGGCGATGTTGCATATGCACTTGCTATAAAAATTATGGGCTTGGAAGATGAATTTTTGGATCCAGGCAGAAGCATCCCGTCATTTGTCCACATGAAATCTTTTATCCAAAATGTGGACGAGAAGTATCTATCGGAGGATTGGACTCTAAATATTCCAACTTATTTTTCGAGCAAAGGGTCAGTGAAAATCGGAAATTACGAACAATATTTACCATTACACTATCATATTAAATCTTGGTTAACAGATGAGATGATAGAAATTTTAGAAGAGAATGCATCATGGAAGTAATGATGAATGTCTATTATGATTCGGCCGGCGAAATTAAGGCAATAACACCTGTGCTGGATAAAGAACTGGGCCTAGCATACTCTGTATCTCAAATGCCATTATCAACTGTATCGATATTTTTAACATCACAAGCTAATCCTTTTAATTTTTTAGTAAAAAATGTATCCTCTAAAGATGGGCCGAAATCCACATTAGTAAAAAAACTTACAAACGTTAAAAACACAAGGACTTTGGATAATTATTTGACAAAACTCGGCAGTGTCAGAAATTCAAATAATATAATCAGTATAGAAAATAGAATCCTTAGTAAGGTTATAGTAGTAATTATATCAAAAGAATTTCTGTGGATGTATAATAACAGTTCAGCAGAGGAAATTTCGTCTATAAACGAATTCAGACAGCAAGGCCAAACATCAATCCACATAACTAAGAAAAATGATCCTTATTCATTATTCTTAACAGTCTCTTTTGTTCCGGAGGAATTATTTGTAAAACAGACTCTATATTTTAACTATAGTATGGATTGCAAAAACACTAGTGCATATTCCAGGAGAATAATCGAGGAATGCAGTTATATAGAGAGGGTTAAATAATGGCGTTTACAAATTTAAATGAACTTGATATTATCTTTATAAGCTACGACGAAGATAATTGTGAAGAAAATTGGGCAGACTTAGAGAGAAAAGTGCCGTGGGCAAAGCGCGTCCACGGCGTAGAGGGATCTGACGCCGCACATAAGGCCGCCGCCGAATTGTCCGACACTGATCGATTCATTTCTGTAGATGCAGACAATATTGTGGACGTATCTATTTTAGATTTAGAATTGGACTTTGACCATCCTAAATTTCTGGGAAAGGCAGTTAGTTGGGCCGCACAGAATTATATAAATGGGCTAGAATACGGAAACGGCGGCCTAAAGTGTTGGCCCAGGCAATATGTGCTGGATATGAAGACACATGAAAATGCTGACACTGCCGATAACAGAAACCAAGTAGACTTCTGTTGGGAAGATAGCTATGTCCAAATGACCAACCAATATAGTGTTACCTATCCAAATGGCAGTCCACGCCAGGCATTCCGTGCAGGTTTTCGCGAAGGTGTAAAAATGAGCTTAAATCAGGGAGGCAAAGTCGACCCTGATAATTTTAAAAAGATTATCTGGTGGGGAAATTACAAGAGATTAATTACATGGTGTAGTGTAGGTGCAGATGTAGAAAACGGTCTTTGGGCAATGTATGGCGCTCGCCTCGGATGTTACATGACTAACTTATCTGACTGGGACTTTGTTAATGTCAGGGATTTTGGATACTTAAATAATTTCTTCAGAACAGAGGTGGCTCCGAAATTTACAGTTGCAGCCGACACCGAAGCAGAGATGAAGTGTTATAAGACAAATTTCACATGGGATCAACGTTCGCTATTGTCTGCAACTAAAGAGCTAGGTACAGAACTAAGAAAAGGATTAGGTATAGAAGTTGCAGAATTAGACGAGACTCAGAGCAAGTTTTACAAGGCTGCTTATGTTAATGTGCCTAGAATGAATAAACTATTTACGGAAACAGAATTAAATGAATTACGCAGAATTAACAGATGATTGATACGGAGTTCATGATACGCTATACAAACGGTTTGTATTCTGTGCAAGAGAAATATCTTCCCAGATACAACGAGTTCAGGGATATGTTTTCGTCTGGTCAGTTACAAAGTAAACAATGGGTTGTGGATGAATTAAAGCAGTACGAGTCTATGTTTGCTCATCGATCCGTTGCTATTGCAGGCGCGTGGTTTGGGACACTAGGACTTATGATCAGAAAACAATTCCCTACAAATATTGTCATGATAGATATCGATCCTCGTTGTGAGAAATTCATAAATGGTATTATATATAATCTTCCCGGTGTATCATGTGTAACCGAAGATATGTATGAGCATATGTATACTGAGGATGTTGTTATAAATACTAGCTGCGAACATATTCCAGACTTAAGAGAGTGGATTAATGTAATCCCTTCAGGTAAACTAATTGTACTACAATCCAATGATTTTACAGGTGGCGAAGATCACATAAATTGTGTCTCATCAAAAGAAGAATTTGTAAAACAATCCGGGCTAACAAAGGTATGGTACTCAGGAGAATTAATATTACCAATGTACACAAGATACATGATTATAGGGATGACATAATGGCTGCAACAGAGAATCCAACTATTAAGAATATATACGGTAAACATTATTCGGTAGTAGATACCGATATCTTTTCTATGATTCCGCATTTCTTCCATGAGTTCAATAATGATCCGGAAGTTTTAGTCATATATGCAGGACCGTCTAAACAGTATTTCCCCGGCCTCGATGCAGTGAAGACATCTATGATGAGAGCTGATATAAAGCGTTCAGTTAACGAAAAGACTCGCTTATGTTTCGAGGATATCCACGAAGGTGCCACAGGCACTAGTTTATTGAAGATACATGAAATAATAAAAGATTTAATTCCTGCCAATCAGGTATATTACTTTACTGGTGCTCTAAATGCTGACGATTCGTACAGCGAATTATGTGAACGTTTTGGTATAACTGAAAAGATTCATATTAATACATGCTCGAGTTGGGAACATCATCTCAAAATTAATAGTCAAATAAAAAGAGAGTCATATACAATAAAGACCAAAGAGAAAAATTTCCTGTGTTTTAATCGTATACGAAGATCACATCGTCTAGCTTTACTAGGAATGATTTCCAACAGAAACATCCTCGAGAACTGTTTCTATTCTTATATGAATGCAGACTATGGTAAAGGGGCGACAATGTCGGCAGCCGATATAAAGTCGTCGATTAATGACCCCGATGTCCAAGCCGAGATTGTAAATGGTCTTAGCAAGATATCTATCCCACTTAAGCTGAATATTGAGCCAGATGATAATATTAATTTCGTGAGAGCGGACGACGGAATATATTTCGATGAAAGCTATCTTTCGATTGTAACTGAGACATTTTTCTACCCAGTAGATAATCGTTGGGGAGATAAAATAGTTCAAGATCTTGATGCAATATTTTTTAGTGAAAAAATATTTAAACCCATTCTTATGCAGCATCCATTCATGGTGGTATCGGTAAAAGGATCACTTGCATTTCTTCGGAAACTCGGATATAAGACGTTCAGCCCGTTCATCGACGAGACATATGACGACATAGAGGATAATACTACTAGGTTAAAATATATTGCCGATGAAATAGAAAGATTAAACAAGAAAACTTCGTCGGAGTGGATCGAGTGGCAAAACAACATCAAGACAATAGTTGACCATAACTATTCAATTCTGACGAATAAGAAACGACCTGAATTTGCAGTGAGTAGATCATAATGTATAAAATAAACACAAAGATACCCGGGTGGAATAGTAGTCAGATATTAGATGTGATATCTGCATATGCATCGAATGTTCCAGATAATGGAAACATTTTAGAACTAGGAGCATTGTTTGGAAGATCCACATATTCGTTAGGGCATAATAAAAGAGATTCTGTGAGACTAACAGTTATAGATATTTGGTCAAGAATCTTATTAAGTAATCACACAGAGGTTAACTACCATGACGGCAGGGCAGGCGTAACCGAATTAGCACTCCTGAGTAGTAAACTAAGACCAAATCCAGGCAGACTCGAATCTATCGACTTTGTAGATTTACATAAATCCTATGTAGGTGATATAGTTAATGCAGAATTTATTCAAGGACTCACTAGTATGGATAATGAGAATTTTCCAATGTTCGATTTTATATTCCATGATGCAGGACATTCCTACGAGGATGTATATGCTGACTTAGTACACTGGTTTCCTAAACTTAAAGTAGAAGGCAATCTTATATTAGATGATTATGATACTCACAATTTTCCAGATTTAATTAGGGCTGTAGATAAATTTGTAGAAGAGAATGATTTATACACCGAGATGGTCACTGGCAGAAACATACTGCTAAGGAGAAAATAATGAGTATTGGATTTATAGGAATGGGCAAACTGGGCCAGGACTGTGCCGAAGCTATTGCATCAATGGGACACCATGTCGAGGGATATGATATTCATCCCAGGAACCCAAAACTTGTTGTGATGAGAGACACTATTAAGGATGTATTAGAGCATAAGGATATTATCTTCATTGCCGTACCTACGCCACACGTTGAAGAATATGGCGGGGAGTTGCCAACATCGAAACTATCCCCTAAAGACTTTAATTACGATACAGTTAAAAGCATCCTACTAGAAGTAAATAAGCACGTCACAAAAAATCAGCTAATTGTGCTCATCAGCACAGTCTTGCCCGGCACGACTCGCAGAGAGTTCGTTAGCCTCATAAATAACGCAAAATTCGTGTATAATCCGTACCTAATAGCTATGGGCAGTGTAGCATGGGACATGCTAAATCCGGAGATGGTTATTATAGGAACCGAGGATGGATCCATGACAGGAGATGCGGAGCAACTAGTTGCATTCTACAAAACTATCATGAATAATAATCCGCGTTATGAAGTCGGAACGTGGGACGAAGCTGAAGCTATTAAGATTTTCTACAACACATTTATCTCGGCTAAAATCGGCCTAGTGAATATGATTCAAGACGTAGCAGAGAAGATGGGCAACATAGATGTCGATGTAGTTACGGGCGCCCTTGCTCGTTCTACTCAACGTATCATGGGACCAAAGTACATGATTGCCGGAGGCCCGGATGGCGGAGCTTGCCACCCACGTGACAATATTGCATTGCGGTGGATGGCAGAAGATCTAAATCTGAACTACGACCTGTTCGGTGCAATCATGCATGCACGAGAGGTGCAAACAGAAAATATGGCTAAGAGAATAGTTATTGAAGCAGGCGACCTACCGATTATTATAGTTGGTAAGGCATACAAGCCTGGAGTCAATTATTTGGAAGGGTCAGGCAGCATATTACTAGAACACTATATTCAACAGCTTGGTGAAACTGTGTACTTCCTTGACCAGTACACAATGAGCCTTCCTCCATCCGAAATATTAAATCAAGCGTGCATGTATGTTCTTATGCATGATTCAGAGATTACATACTGTGATTCACCGATGAGAAATATTGTTGCTAAACAGGAAATCAGCCCAGTTGCTGGTTCGATTATCTTCGATATATGGCGTAAACAAAATCCAATTCCTGATTGTAAAGTTATTCACTACGGGAATACTAGAAACCCGGTGCCTCTGGGTCACCATGCTCCTTAAATGCCCGTTGTCCCAGAGATTGGTATACATCTGCCAATAATATGCTTACTTGATTTAGCAGTCTGGCTTCGTTGTCCGAAACTCCCATATGATTAAATAACGCATTTTCTAGATGCGTTTGCAACATATGGCACCTATCTAATGCCTCAAAACAATGTAACTCGTTTAAATTCTCTAAAGTAAACTCTTCATCTCTATATAAATCGTTTTCCATTTTATCTTCTCATCCTTGCTATGTCTAATATTTCCTCATTGCTGAAAACTGGTACGGCATTTGATTTCGACATTTGCGCTATGCCAACCATCTTCGTGCCTGTATACAGTATCGTCGGTTTAACACACCCGTCGTTACTGACCGACGGATATAAGGCTGATCTTGTTGACCGAAGATCATTTTTCCTGCCCATCCCTTCGCTGCGGAGAGACATGTCGTTAATGCCATAATTACTCGGTGTCGATTTTTCACTGAGTCTTTGTATGGGCGGCGTAGGTTCTGGCTTGTACTGCGCTTGCCTTTTCTCTTTCCTGCCCTTGCCATGTAGCCACTCCATATATTTTTCGAAAGGCTCCTTACCTAATCCTAAACTTTTAAGGAACTTGTTTCGTTGTTTCCAGCCATCCTCGAACTCTTTCTGCTTAGCCTTAGACAGCTTCACTTCTTTACGTCATTAAACATTTTCAGTAATGCTTCTGCATTACCCCTTGCATCGTCGACTGGATTATGGGTGTGCCTTGTTTCACGCAAATGCTTGAATGTGGCATACAAATTCTGTTGTTGACCTTTGTAGAATGACCCCATATTAGCCGATGACCATCCAAACGGATTACGACCAAGCTGTTGCCAGAAGTAGTAATTCATGAAAGCAAAGTCGTATCCATTGTTGTCTGACCAAAAAATGGGCCGTTTACCTGGGATTTCTTTTTGTAACCATGCTTCGAAGTTCTGCATCGCGTCACGCGGGTCAGGAAACTTCATACACTTTTCACGGTCAAAGCCGCTAATAGCAAGTGCTTCAGGAATATAGATTTCGGAAATAGGCTTCAGTTCGGCGTAGAAGGTTCGTTGAAAACCTTTCTCTACGATGACAGCTCCGAAGCAAATCATGCTGTGCATTCCAGGGCAGGGGCCGTCTGATTCGACGTCCACCATTACATTTTGTTCCATATATTCTTTCTGTAATTTATATTTTATTATAGCATGGTACACGTTTACTGTCAATAATAAGTAAAACCTTTAAATGCAATGGTTACTGTGCCTCCCTTATTGCTGCCGGCCGGCCTTTGAACATTGCAGATTGGAATCTTATTTGCATATTGTGATTGTTGCCCAACACATGATGGCGGATTGTCACTGGACGTACAATTATCACAACCATACGGGAATACACCAATTCTTCCTGTGTTATCTAATTTTTTGCCATTTGTAATTTTTGTAACACGGAGTATAGAACCACCATTACTTGTCCAGTCGAGTGCGCTCATTTCAAATTCGATAAATGCATTTGCACCAGCAACACACGAGTTATCAACTGTTTCTTGCCCGTATTGTTGAAATCCATTATTAATAATAAATTCAGCAAGATTAACACCATCTGGAAATTTTGGTGTTGGGCAATTCATTGGCGGAGTATTGAATGAAATGTTACCATTAAATCCATCACCCTTCGGGGCAACCAACTCCATCGAAGTATTGCCAGGAACAACAAATGTCCCCATTAAATTATGGAGTTTAGTAATCTTACCACTGCTAAGAGTTATATTTGCAACATCGTTTACACACCCCGAAGTTGCACCTAACGTAATGAAGGTTAGCACTGCTACAGATGTATCGTTTCTAACAAACATTTGTGTCAAGGAATAACTGTCCCATTAGTAAAGCTTGCTACTGGAATATTAGGCAAGACCAGGAATTGCAAGTCGATTTGGCTACGCGGATAAGGCTGGAAGAGAACTTGTTGGATTATTGCAGCAGCACCATATCTAACCATAAAGCTTGCCAACCCCAATGTTGTTTCTTTATCGAAGATAGTATATGCCAAGTTTCCTAGGCCATTGTTCATTGTTTGGAAATAATAAACAGACGGTCCACCATAATCACCGTATGGGATTATTGACTTGGTGTTGATAGCATTGACGACCGCCTGGACATTAGCATCAAGTGCCACTGTATTCTGTGGTGTATAAATAGGATTATATTGCATCCGTTATTTATCGTCTTTCGAACTTCACTAATTCTTGCTGTATGAGTCTCTTTAACATGATTATGTGAGTTCCGGACATTGCTGCCTGCGCAATCAGAATAGCTCCAACTATAATCACAAATGCACTTGTAAAGAACATTATTAGTAAGAATAGGGAAATTCCAAATATATTAATAACAGTGTTAATCGTCTTGATTATCCTGTAATAAGATGACAACTCAGCTTCGGGCATTTTCTTAATCCTGACAATCAAGTCTTTTTTCCACTCATTCTTATCCTTTAAAACTTTCTACCATAGCTAATGCCCATTTCTATTGAATCATCCACGATGATAAAATAGCACCATACCCCACATAGGAATATAATAGATACTATACTTATCAGTATATAAACAGGCATTATAGAAAGACATCCGTAAATAACCCCGGATATACCTGTTGTCACAGTTATGATTAGAACAAGTGTCCTAACCCATCCCGGCATATACATCTTATCCCTCGTATTCTCTTTGCTGAACTATATCGAAGTTTGCTGAGGAAACTATCCTGTCGCCTACCGTTACAGTTATAGTTCTGGAATTTGGATTTGTAAAATCGCCGCTGCGAACTTCGATTTCCAGATTATCTCTGATATAATTTTCTACAATGCGTTCTATGTCTTCGCGATTTAACATTATTCTGCTTTCGTTATAGTTGCTTCAAGGTTCTCGTCAATTGTGATTAGACAATTTTTGAACTTCAATGAGCCTTTTATTATACACTATTGTATTGTGTTACGGGACTTATGTCAATCGAATCATTTATTCCAAACTTTAGTTTGAATGCAACACAGTCTATGCTGTGCCAAAAAATAATGCGTCTAGGAAAATCAACTCCATAGACGCATAGAACGGAAGCATAGTCGAATTGCCATCTTTCCTTTTTTACATTTGAATTACACCAACTGCTAATCGATTTAAAAAGTAAATAAGAATCGACGGTGTTAAGATCATTCGCTATATTTTTTAGATTGACAGACGGCATAATTGTTCTCCCTAATTGGGAGTATTTATCCGTTTACTAATTTAAAGACAACTGCGTCATCATACTGTGCAAAGTAGAATATACCTGGATAGATGTCATCTCGTTTCCAAAGAACACCTGCTGAACTTATATTAATCTCGCACCATCTAACACACTCGGTATATCGACGGTGACGCTGTACCCATTCTACTGGATAACCTGATACGGTAGGTTTGAGTATCACTTCATGCCACATTATATATTAGAATCCAAATGCAAGCCTAAACGCTATAGCATCTTCACTATCGTCGAATGATATCTGGATGGGCAGTATAGCCCAATCTTCTTCCTGAATCTCTGCCCACGGTCCACGGTCCCATCGCCAGCCGGATGCTTTACAATTTTCATCACACCAGTTAGAAATGCTACTATACAATTTAATGTGATGCTCACCACCAAAATCCTGATACCGTTTTATTACAATATAGGAATATTTATATATTATAGGTACCACGTACGGCTATCTCTGAAAATTTTAATAAGCAGACAAGCATATCTTCCTCACTCTCCAGGAGTATAACTGACTGAAATTTTTCACCATCTACGATAGTAAAACCGGAGTTAGGATCCCACTCGGCAGTGTTACTTGAATCTCCTATCCAATCATTTAATTCGGAATACTTGGCCCGACGCGCCCAACCTGAATATACTCTGACTATGCAAGTCATACTTCAAATTTAAGCTTGAACAATATGGCGATTTCGCCGTCGTAGATATTTACACCATTGATGATAGAACGGTAAACTTCTGCCTCAGTCAAGAAGGAATCGCCTTCTATTCTCCCAATATTCATCATATACAGCTTACCATATCTTCCGTGTGTATCCAACCAATCGCGATAAACCATAACTTGCTTGTCATGATCTTCCTCCGATAAGTCTTTGTGTTTAGGGTAAAAGCGAATCAGATTCTTGTCCATTGTATTCCTCTATTTCTGTTAATTTGTCACTTATGCATATAGCATTGCCTCGATATACATCTGGAATTATGTCTTTATCATACACAATAGTATACCCATCGGCTGATATTTTCAGCATTGCTACTTCAAACGCATGCCCTCCACTAAATGACTTATCAAAAAACTCCACAACACTTGCACCATATCCATTCTCAAATTCAAACATGTATTGTCTCTGAATTGTTCTCTCGCCTTCCGTAAGAGAATAAACCCTGTCAAGACAAAATTCCGGAATGTTTTTCAGCTTAGCATAATTTTTATCTATATCGTCCATATCATCCAAATTTCAATTTAAAAACAGTTGCTGTCTCTGGATCAGCAATGTGCGCGTAGACAGATCTGTCTATCAATAAGCTGCTATAAACTATCTTCCAAGTCTCTTCGCCTGGCATGCCTACATTATGATACAACCAGATCTCCTCGTCTAGTATACGATATAGTGAGTCAGATATAAAGTGGTTTAATTTAATTACATGCATAGTCCAAACTTTATTCTAAACGCCAACTCATCCTCTTCGGTGGAAAAACTAAAATAGCGACAGTTAGAATTATATGCATTATAATAAGTCCAATTGCTGTTAATAACATCATTAGCCCACTTGATGAATACATCTACGTCTAAATTCTCAAATTGAATATCAGACATACATACTCTGAACGCTCTATTATTCATAATATAAACTTCAATTTAAACGCAAGTAAATCTTGCTCATCTCTGAAGCGGAATATATACGGCCATTTCTTATATTCCCCGTAATAGTTCCAACTATTCGGACAGTTGTCCATGCACCATTGCTTATACACTCGTTCTTGTGCCCAGCGACCTCTGGCGTCAGATATCGGGAGATAGTTTGATACATCAATTGTAAACATTTTGCCGCAGGCTAAGCTGTAATGTACTTTAATTTAAACGCTATTGCATCCTCTGGATCCTTAAAATCTATGTACCGATCTTCGTTTTTGTCAATCCAATACGACCAACCAAGACGACCATGCTTTAATGACGAGAGCCATTCTATCAATTCATTTATGTCTGTGTCTCTTGTCCAATTTGGATTACTAATTATTACTCTTGTCATAATCCAAACTTTAATTTGAGAACAATTAGTGCTGCCTCGTCAATGACAGTCATAAGAGCATATCCACTTTTAGTACAAAATTCTTGCTTTGTGTCTTTAAAAGTTATTGTAGAATATGTCGGTTTAACTATTTCCAATTCTATAGATCCGGGATAACGTTCCATGTAATCTGTGACCCATTTACTTAGCCCCGGGATCTCCGTCGATAATATATATGCTTTATGAAGTTCGATCATACACCAAATTTTATCCTGAATGCAACAGAATCTTCATCATATATGGCAGCTTCACATACACGCCATACGCCAATGGACTTATTGCACAATGCATAAGTTTCTTCATCCACATAATCTTTTCTTCTACCAATTCTGATTGCCCACTCTGCAAACTGTTCATAAAACACTGTTTTGGGAAATGGAATTTTGTATATATTTTTAATCATATTCCAAACTTTAATTTAAATGCAACTTCGTCCTCTAAAGTATCAAACTCCAGTCCCCACAATCTCCCACTAAGACGGTCTTGGTGATATCGCATCTTTGAATAAGCTATTGGGGAAAATTTAGATCTCCATTCATTCCATGCACTTATATCTCTCATTGTAACAAATTTTTTATCTAGTATAATCATAATGTTGGAACTTTTTCTCCTGGCCCTCGTTAAGCTGCAAAGCCGCCGTAAAGCGCATTTTTCTACTACCAATATCTACGCTGTTAATTATTTAAAATCATTCGCATTAAATTTTAATTTAAACAGTGTAGCATACTCATCCTCTATCTCAATAACAAAATGCCCATCCTCGTCTAAGAAGGTTGTCCATCCATTGTCACGGTAGCCAATGTTACGCATACACCAATCGACTACTTCGCCGAACTTTCCAAATGTAAATATGTCAAATGTTATTCTATACATTATATTACCTTAAGTGTCAATACTTTAATAACTGCATCTTCATCGCATAGAAATTTACCATATGCATATTCTGTTCTTATGTTCATTTTCTGCATCGATATAAATGCCAGGGAATGTCGGCTGCCCATAATATACACAATCCATTCGAATTTAATATTGTGCTGCATAAGCCAACTGCTAATTGTCAAAATAATCGGCACATCACAATCAAACAATAATGCCTTCATATTTTAAACCTTAATTTAAAAGCTACTGCATCTTCGACATGTCTAAAGTTAAAATAGCCATCAGTGGGGCTTGCCATGTAAGAGTAACAGTTAACATAATTCCAATCTTTAGAATCCGGAATATGTTCTGTCAACCACTCTGTTACGTAATGATAATACGAGTTTTCTATAACCCAGAAATCAGCATTAACCTTCACCTTAATCATATTCCAAACTTTAGTTTAAACGCACAAGCTGCTTCATCATCATATATAAGAACATATCCAAACTTACTCCATTTCCAATCCGTGTCATACAGTCCGACATTAGTTTCTAACCAGACTATGCATTCCTCGCGTTGCTCTACCGTGCCCCACGCCGGTCCGTCTGCAGTAGATATACATCGTACAATCATAATCCAAACTTTAGTTTAAATACAATCTGATCCTCATCCAATACAAACGCAATCTGATCAATATTCCAATATCCATATGGTCTCTTACCATCTGGTAAGTTTGGCAAAGTATTAAGAAACTTTGCCACGTTAGTCTCCAGTATAGTTTGCGGAACATCTATAAATATTACCTTTTTATATATTGCAGTCATATCTTACACCGTAGTTTAAATGCAACCGCAGCTTCGTCGTCTACAAAGCAATCCTTAAATATTTTCTTAACAGTAGCTTCATGGGATATATCTATCTTTATTCCAACAGCATTAATAATGCTGTTGGTTGGATCCATTGCCCATTTATATTCTATGCCACAATTTTCCAATGCCATTCTTACTTTAGTACCTGTAAGAATTTCCAATGCCTTAATATTAAATAACAGTAACTTCATAATCCAAACTTTAGTTTAAATATAAGCAAATCTTCCGAATGTTTAAAACATATTAGTCTGGACCTAAACTCGATGTCTACAACTGTTAATTCTACACCTATCTTATATATTGCGATTAAGTAATTTGCTATTTCTGTATTATAGAACTTAGCATTTGTGGTACTAATCTGATATGGACATTCTTGTGTTGTATGGTTCATATTCCAAACTTTAGTTTAAATGCAACCAAGTCTTCACCTTGCAAGTTAATCGCTGTAAGGATGTATACAGTAATGTCATTCTTGTCTAATTCATACGCATCTTTATCAAAAATATATTCTGGTCGTATATTGATTACCCAATCGATAAACTCACTATATCTAACTTTAGAACCCGACCTCGGTGTCAGCCTGTAGTCAAAATCATCAATCATACTATACCCCACACAAGCTTGAAGGCTAACAAGTCAGTCTCATCCGCAAAGGCTACAAATCTTGGATAGCTTACACGGTCTTTTGCAGTGAAGAATATAATAGTAATATTAGACCATCTATAGTTTATTCCATTCGATGATATATTATCTTCCAACCATTTAACCATACCCCTAAACATGGTGTCAACATCGCTTACTGCTAAACTATTCTTATCCAAGTAGTTAAAGGCTCTCCAATAATCACACTTGTATGGATACAATGCGTCGCCAAGGTCTGGGAGTGTTTCAATATATATCATGTTTCACATTTGAATTTTAGTTTGAATGCTACAGCATCCTCCTCATGTGCAAACCATATCTCCTTGTAGCCGCCGGTGTCAAATATATTTACATAACTATGATCGACCCCCAACAACAGCCTTATGTACACCATGACTTCCACTGTATAGTAGTATCTATCCATTAACACACGGCAATTGAATTCTTTCATATGATTATACACACTTATACTTTAGTGTGAACGCTACAGCATCCTCCTTATGCTGGAACCAGAATCTGCAAAATGCGGATGTTGAAAAGATATGTACTTTAAGTCCATTCGCTTCTAAATCATTTATATACTCATCCATATCCTGTCCAGCCATCTGGGGCCATGGGATTTCCACACTGTGTTTAAATACAGGGCTATCGCCCGGGTGTTTCATAAAAGGTGATATCAGATCCATAAGTTATTATAGCGTAACCAGAACCTTGTTGTAAAGTGGCGCGGAGAGAATGTGATACAGGAAGGACATTCCGAGATTTGGTTTGGCAGAATTCGGTCCTGTATGATTAAGGTAGAAATTTCCTCGAGGAGAGATCCTATACAACTTTGGGAAATTTTGGTGCAGCGGCTTGCCAACGCTGTTACAATTGTTACATCTTTTACACAGGTTCTGCTGACTGGGATTTTGTAACTTTGTGTAAAATTTGTAACTTTGTGTAAAATTTGTAACTTTGTGTAAAATTTGTAACAGTGTGCAATACTACTTGCACACTGCTACATTTTGTGTTACACGCTAAGCATTTGCTTACGCGCACGTATGCTAACTATGTTATTAAGCGCAATAGTACGTACTTGCACGTTATGCGTTATATTATGTGTAACATTGTGTACAGTGTTGTTTGCTTGCAACAGCTTAGCTGCTGCGCTTGCAGTACAATATTGTGCAACGTGTTGCTTGCTTACAACAGCATTATTGTGCATGTATACGCTGCTTGCAGTGTTGTATATTGCATACAAATACAGTTTGTCTGCATGTTGTTTGTGCGCAACAATGCAATGCATTGCAGTATGCGCAAAGTAATTACTTTGTGCTTCAAATTGTTGTATTGCAACAACATCGTTTTGCGCATACTTTGCTGCGCTTTTACGTACTGCACGTGCATACAATTGCGCTTGTGCGCTAATGTTGCTTGCAAGCAACACATTTGCGCGGGTTACTTTAATAATATTTTGCGCTTTATGCGCAGCGGCAAGCTGCACATTTGTACAGTATACAATGCTTGCAAATGTTACGCTAACATTTTGCAACATTTGTTGCAGCATTGCAACGTTTAGCGTGTTGTTGTTTGCGCGCAACGAGATTGCGTTTTGCGCTTGTGTAAGTGTTAAAGTGTGCATGTTGCTTTACTTTGTTTGTTGCTAAGCATTTATTATAACAGCTTGCGCAGTTAGCGCAAGCGTTATTTCCACTTTGTTACAAAAACAATTCGCTTTCTTGCTCCTCAGTTATCCACAGCTTGCCGTTGCAATCACGCAACACCTGCACGTCGTTGTGCGTGTAGCAGCGCATCTCACCGCAGTCCGCCATCCACATCACAGTGTCCACTTTTTCTGTGCCCACTATCTCACCTTGCACCGCGCTGTTCTCGCCGTCCTCCAGCATGTACCGCTCCAGCAAGCCCTCGTAATTGTTCTCCACAAACTCTGCTGCAATTGCTGCGGAATTTGCAACTTTAACAATTTGTGTTAAATACATTGTGTGTCCTTTTTGTTGCTATGTGTTTATTATAACAGCATATGCACATGCTGCAAGCTTTATTTTAGCTTTGTTACATCTTTTCTCTTAGTCAGCCAAACCAACTCTGCATCATCCCCAACAGCCGTGTTTTTTGCCCGTTTTTAGCCCCGTAGTGCTGTCATCAATCAATGCCTGCTGCCCATGTACGTCTTTGCTTTATTTCGTGCTGTATCCCCTGTAATCTGTATTGTGTAACAAACAAACCACCGCCTGCATTATGTGTTATAATGCAATGTTCCTTTCCACTTGTACCATCACATGCCATCCACTGCACCACACCTGACCAGCACCGCGTCCAGTGCCAGCCGGATGGTCGAACTTCAGGACCAGCGCCAAGAGGTCGGTACAGGCTTGTAATAAGGGGGCAGGATGCATGCCGGATTGTCCCACGCGCCCCCGGCCGGGCCGAAGCTGGCCGGACATGC